AAAAATTCAAAAAAGGCGTTTTCCCTGCATACCTACCCCCTCTTTTCTATGCAAATCACCCCACCCCCTATTGTCAATCTCAAAATTTCCCGCAAAAATAAAAAGACCCCTACAAAGGGTCTGCGTTCTGTGCTATACTTGCCTTACAAGCCTTGAAAGGGAGGAATCTACAATGGCTAAAAATAAAATGACAACGTGCAAGCACTGTGGCGCAGAGATTGCCGCAAGTGCAAAGGTCTGCCCTCAGTGTGGCGGTAAGAATAAGCCGCCCATCTACAAGCGTTGGTGGTTCATCGTTATTATCGTACTGATTGTTCTGTCTGCCATTGGCGGCTCTAGCAGCAGTTCTGACGGCTCTGCAAGCAGCAGCACCACTAAGGCAAGTGCATCCACCGCTTCTTCTGTTGCGTCTGTGCCTGAAATAAGCGAGGATGATTACAAGGCAGAGTGCCAGACTGTGGACTATAAGGACCTGTGCCGTTATCCCGAAAAGTATGAAGGAACTAAGATTGTTGTCAAGGTAAAGGTCTCGCAGATTATTGACGCAAACTTCTCCGGCAGCGAAAAAGCATGGAGAACCTACACGGACAACAGCGGATACGGCTTCTATGCCGATGACGAGTATTATATGCTGGATAAGCGTGGTGGCGATGCCGTGAAGATTCTGGACGATGATATTATCAACGTCTACGGTGAGTTCACCGGGCTTGAAAAAATCACCAGAGCATTGACCAGCACTACCGATGAACTGCCCCGTATTGAAGTCAAGTACGCAGACCTTGTAGAGGAATAATCACATAACACAAAAAGCCAGCGGCTAGATGCTCTCTAACCACTGGCTTTTCTTATGTGTTATTTACTGTTCGGGATAAATAATCGGCTCGTGTGCTGCTCCGTGCTTTGCTATTTCAAGCATACAATCATTGTAGCCGATGGCATGGCTGCTAGTACAGAATCCTTTTACGCATGATTCAACGGCAAAATAAATATTGTCACGTTCTTTCTTTTCCTTGTCTGTAAGATTGTCCTTTTCCGGCATCAGAATAGACAGAGTGAGACCGAGAGCTTCAGACCACTTCTTCAAGTTCTCCTGATGCTCCTTGTTTTCAGCTTGTAGCCGAAACACTTCCTTCAAATAGTCCATCAGCACGTCTCCATTCTAATCTGTTCGCCAACAGGCAGATAGCCCGCTTCTTTGAGCTTGCTGTAAATGAACTTCTGACCGGCTCTTGTCCAGCGGGTGACCTCTTTCGTCTTGCCATTCGGCAGCTCGATCGGATGCCCGACAACGTATCCGTTGCCAAGATACTTTTGATAAGGAATCCACTGCTTGTTCACTGTATGCTGGATGCCAAGCTCTCTAAGAATCTTGTTCAACTTTCGTGCGCTCATGCCGTAGTTCATGGCAATTTGCGTGGTAGTCAGGCTTTCATCAGAGAGCAGCATCGCCTTTGCGTAGTCAGAATCCGGCTTCATCTTGGCGTTTTCCGCTTCCAGAGCCTTTACCTTCTTGCGCTCCGTGTCGATAACACTGTTGGCGGCAATCAGAGCGCGGCTCAACAGCATCTCTGTAGATTCTGGCTCCGGGTTGGTAAGCTTCTGCTCCATCTGATTGAAAGCATCAATGTACTTGAGTTTCCATTCAAGGGCTTCCTTCCCGGTAAAGCCAAACGTGAGTAAACTGAATCCATCCCGGTTCATGAGGTACATCGGATACTGTTTACCACGATTTTCAAACGTGGTTTCGTAGAACATAGATTTGGTGGCCGAATTTTCGGCTACGAGATTCTTGACGGCATCCAGAACGTGCTTGTGTTCCTTGCCGAAGTGTTCTGCTACTTCTCGGCTGGACACGACAACCTGTCCGTTCTCGCTGATAAGATTGATAGCATATTTAACCTTTTGTTCCATAAAAACTCCTATGGTTCTTGCGGAACAAGCCAATTCCTGCTATAATAAGGCTGGAACAGCTTGTTCCAGTGGCTTTGATGATACGTTCGCTGCTGTCGCCAAACTTTAGCGAGCGTATCATTTTTCGTTTTCATCGGTCTCCGGGATGGGATGCAGCGTAAAGAACGCATCTCGAAGCGCAAAGGACAACGATACACGCTTCTTGATACAATACGCTTGCAAATGTTCAAACTGCTTGTCAGTCATACTGATTGTCAGCGTTCGCTTGAACCGCTCGGCGTAAGGGCTACTCATGTCTATTCACCTCCTTTCATTTGCTGGTGATGTTAGTATAACCTTATTTTGTGTTAAGTCAAGGAATGAAACACCGGATGTAGTACTGCTATCTGTACTATTCTCTGGATTTCTACGTTTTGCACAAAACTCAGCCATTATTTTTGTTCGCTCCCGCTTCGTACCCTGCCCGGTAGTTCAGTTCGGACAGCTTACCCAGCGCTTCTGCGTACTCCCTGTCTTCGCTGGTCGGCTCTTTGCCATGTGCGAGGGTTTTCAGAAATTCTTCGGTTTTCGTTGGAAAGTTCATGTTTTTTGCTCCTAACTCTTGCGGAGAACAGCCCTTTTTGGTATAATAGATTCCGAAAAGGGAGACTGCCCCCTTGGTGGTGCAGTACCTTCTTTTTGTAACGGATAAGCTATCAGCTAAACTTTGGTAGGTGGGTGCTGATAGCTTATTTTTTTATGCGTTCTGCAACGTTGAAGATTAGATCAATCCCCATTCTTACAACATCGCTCTTGGTTCCATCCAGAGCATTGGCGCAAAATGTGATTTTTTCGATATCCTCTTCGCTAAGTCTGAACGAAACCATACGCATAGATTCGTTTTTAGATGGCTCTGCTACTTTCTGCAACTTCATCACCTCGCTTTGTTGCTGATGATAGTATATACCAGATATTGAACACTTGTCAATATGGAAGTTTGAAGAAAATATACTTTACAGATTCAGAATGGCTCAAAAATAAAGCGTATACACGTTTTCGTGTAAAATGATTAACGTTCTTATACTACTATACTCTGTATTTACAGAGTATAGTATATTTATATATACATAGAACGTAAATTTACGCTTGACGTATAAATACGTTTGTGGTATACTGAAGCCAGCAAAAAGAAAGAGGGAGCAAAAAATGAGAGCCGCAGAAATTATTAAAGACATGGTTGTAAATTCTCATCCGAAAATAACTTACAAGGTTCTCGCAAAAAAACTTGGTTATAAAGCAGCAACGAGCGTCACGGATAGGCTGAATCGTGGAGAACTGAGCGCAGAGAAATTTGCACAATTTGCAGATGAACTTGGCTACGAAATTATCATTCGTCCTAAAACCATCAAAAAGGACAAAGAAGATTTTTACCGGTTGGAATACCCCAAAAGAGCAAAGGACGGCGATTCTGAATGAACGTAGCGTATGTTCGTGTATCTACTGTTGAACAGAATGAAGCGCGACAGGTGGAAGCGTTGAAGCGGCATAATATTGACCGCTGGTTTATTGAGAAGGTCTCTGGCAAGAATATGGATAGACCAGAATTGCAGAAGATGCTTAAATCGGTTCAGCCGGGCGATACCGTGTTTATCCACGATTTCAGCCGCCTTGCCCGTAGCACAAAAGACTTGCTTGAAATGGTCGAAACGCTGCAAGCTAACGGCGTACACCTTGCAAGTGATAAAGAAAACCTAGATACAGGCACTCCCACCGGCAAACTGATGCTGACGATGATTGCAGCCATCAACGAATTTGAACGACAGAATATGCTTGACCGCCAGCAAGAGGGTATCGAAGTGGCAAAGCAGAAAGGCGTTTATAAAGGCCGCAAACCAACCGAGTATGATCGAAACCTCTTTGACGTTCTCCATGAGCAGGTGGAGAAGCGCATTCTCACGGTCACGGATGCCGCCAAACAGCTTGGCGTGACCCGCCAGACATGGTATCGGATTGCTGAACAGAATAGGTGAAAGTATGGCTAGAAAACTTTACGCAGTGACAAGCGGCGGATACGAAGATTATCACATCATTACTCTGACCGAGAGCCGTAGACGTGCGGAGAAAATCGCAGAGATGTACGATGCCGATGTTGAAGAATACGAGGATAACAAAGAGTTTACGGCAAAACCGCTCACTTATACGGTTTATGCCTATGGTGGCGTAGATTGCTGTGAACAGCATTTAGATAACGTTGAGAAAAATGTTATCATTGGTCACTGGCAGCACGGGTTCGCTTATGTCGATGCGTGGTCTAAGCAAGATGCAGAGCGGAAAGCTGATGTTGTTTTCAAGGAAGTCCGTGAAAAAATGGAAGCTGAACGCAAGGCGAAAGAAGAAGTATACAGGAGTACTCCTACATGGCTTGCCAAACGCGAAAACGGAAAAATCTACATCATTCCAGAAAATAGCAAAACAAATGCAAGCGGAGTTTTGTTTGGATGCAGAGCATTCATCAAGCTCCTACAATAGAAGAAGCCATGAAGATTGCAGCGTCTATGTTTGCTGATTATGATGCAAACCGCGCGAAAGCCGCGAGGTGACATTGTTCGCGACCTAGAATAAAACAGAATGAGAAAGGAGAATACATTGAAAACGATTGATGGAAAATATGCGTCCGCAAAGGTGTTCACGGACAATATCGAAGATAAGGCATCTGAGCAGATTTTGACGCTCTGTAATCAGAGCTTTGTTGACGGATGCAAAATTCGCATTATGCCAGATGTTCATGCTGGTTCCGGGTGTGTAATTGGGTTTACAGCAAATTTGGGCAAGAAAGTTATCCCGAATATTGTCGGCGTAGACATTGGCTGTGGGATGCTTGTCGCTGAACTCGGAATTGAACATATTGACCCGAAAAAGTTAGATAAAGTAATCAGAGAACGAGTTCCGGCTGGGATGAATGTTCACGAATCGCAGAAAATGTCGGATTCTTTCCTTATCCAGCTTGAATGCAAAGATAGCTTACATAATGTTGACTGGATTCTACGCAGCATGGGTACTCTGGGCGGTGGTAATCATTTTATCGAGCTGGACGAAGATGAAGAAAAAAACCAGTACCTTGTTATCCATACTGGAAGCCGAAATCTTGGAAAGCAAGTCGCAGAGTATCATCAAAATGTAGCTATCTCAAATATTAAAGGAAAGAACAAAAGAAAAGAAGCTACGGAACGTGTGATTGCGGAACTGAAAGCGCAGGGTCGTGAACAAGAAATCTCGCAAAAAATCAAAGAGCTGGATATTCGGTTCCCTGATATTCCGAATGAGCTTTGCTATCTTGAAGGCGAAGAACGTGATTCCTACCTTAATGATATGCGAATTTGTCAGGCTTTTGCAAGGATGAATAGAGCAAGAATCATGCATACCATTTTAGACGGCGTTGGAATCAATTCTATGCTGACCCATGCGTCCTTCTTTGAAACCGTTCATAACTATATTGATGAATCGGATGATATTATCCGAAAAGGCTCTGTATCCGCTAGAGAGGGTGAGAAGCTGATTATTCCTCTTAATATGAGAGACGGAAGCCTTATCTGTGTTGGCAAGGGCAATCCTGATTGGAATTTCTCTGCTCCGCATGGTGCTGGCAGACTATATAGCAGAACAGCGGCAAAAAAAGCATTCAGCGTTGAGGAATACCAAAAGCAGATGAACGGAATTTATACTACGTCAGCAGATGAATCTACGTTGGACGAATGTCCAATGGCATATAAACCAGCGCAGGAGATCATCAACGCAATCTCTCCAACCGTTGATATTGTAAAGCATATTAAGCCGATTTACAATTTCAAAGCTGGAGAATAAAACCGAAAGGAAATCAACATGAAACCCGTAAAATTGTCAGATCAGAGCTTGAAACTGATTGAAACGTTGTGCGATTACACCGACAAGCCCGATATCCTCAATGCCGTCGCAAACGCTTTGTACTACGATGCGGACGAGCTGAAACGCAGGCTCAACCAGCTTGCAGAAGAAGTCAAATAAACTGAGAAACCCATTTGTTAAGATGGATTTTAGTAAATAATTTTTCCGAAACAGCATTATAAAACCGAATATTTGATTTTTGTGCAGTTGTAGGCACTCTTTACATTTTCAGGTAGGGGGTGCCTATTTTTTATGCAGCCAAAGCAGTGTATTGCCATCATCGACAGCATCAAAGCGTATGCAAAGCAGAATCCGACCGAAGCGCAGGTCTATGAGGACTGGTTTCAGGCGGTGGTGAACCTGAGAGATGCTTTGCCACAAGACAAGCGGTTCGATGCCTACAAATACTCTGGTGAGCTACGCTCTGTCTGTGCAGCCATGATGGGCAAGATGAAAACAGGCGAGGATGTAGCGAAGGTCTATGACATTATCAGCCGGACGTACCTGTTTGAAGCAAAAGATGTGTTCGACAGCTATTGCATCTACCTTGAATGGAATCGTGCGCCGGAGAAGAAGTTCTATCAGCCGAGACGCAGGGTTTTGAAAGTGCTGGCAGATGACCTTGAGGACTTGTTTTATAAGCGGATTGACTTCTTAGGAGTTAGTCTACCCGCTCGCGTTGGCAAGTCCACGCTGTGCATCTTCTTTATTACATGGCTAATGGGCAACCGTCCTGACGTTGCATCGGTTATGAGCGGACATTCCGATAAGCTGACCAACGGCTTCTACGGCGAAGTGCTGTCCATCATCACTGACCCTGTGACTTACAACTGGGGCAAAATCTTCCCTGACGTTCAGCTTGTGGATAAAAGCGCAAAGGACGAAAGCGTTGACCTGAACCGAAAGAAGCGCTTTCCCACCCTGACTTGTCGTTCCATCGGCGGCACGCTGACTGGTGCTGTTGAAATCGGTGAGGGTGGCGTTTTGTACAGCGATGACTTGATCGAGGACTTGGAGGAAAGCCTAAACGTCGAGCGTCTGAACAACAAATACGATGCCTATCTGAACCAGCTGAAAGACCGCAAAAAGCAAGGCGCATTGGAACTGATGGTCGGCACACGTTGGAACGTGCTTGACCCTCTGGGACGCATCCAGAACCAGTATGCAGACAACCCGAAGTATCGATTCCGGGTGATTCCTGCGGTGGACGAGAACGGACACAGCAACTTCAATTATGACTATGGCGTTGGCTTTGACGATGCCTACTATGCCGACATGAAAGCCAGCATTGATGATGCAACATGGTGGGCAAAGTACATGGGCAAACCCTATGTGCGTGAAGGTCTGTTGTTCCCTGCCGATGAACTGCGGTATTTCAACGGCGTTCTGCCTGATGGAGAGCCTGATCGCAAGCTCATGGTCATGGATATTGCATGGGGCGGCGGCGACTTCACGGCTTGTCCTATTGCCTATGTGTACGGTGATGCCGTGTTCATCCCTGACCTTGTGTTCAATAACGGCGATAAGACCGTGACCAGACCGGAAGTCGTTGGCAAAATCATCCAGCACAAAATCAACGTGGTGCGCGGCGAAGCCAACAACGGCGGTGATGAATATTGTGACGTGGTAGACAGCCAGCTCCGGCAGCAAGGCTATCACTGCTCTGTCCGCAGCCAGCGTGCGCCTAGTGGGCAGAGCAAGCTGTCAAGAATCATCCAGTATGTGCCTGATATCAAACGATTTTATTTCCTTGACGAAAAACACCAGTCGAAAGAGTACAAGGCGTTCATGGAACAGGTGACGATGTTCACGCAGCTTGGCAAAGTTCCACACGATGATGCACCGGACAGTCTGGCACAGCTTGCCGATGAATTGTACAACGGAATCAGTAAAATTGAGCCTGTCAAGAGGCCATTTTGATTAAAAACACAATATATTGTGTTCGCTGGGTCTATTTATTTGATTTCACCACTTGACAAGGCTTATAATGTACGCAGGAAGTTTTGCAGCTTCCCTTAAAGGAATAGCTTGCACGCGGGGTTTTGTCATTTTTACTCGCGTGCGTGTCAACAAGCATATTCCTCCTTTCACCGGTGGAGGTTTTCTCACTCTTTCACCTTCACCGGACTTTATATGTTGCGTTTCCGATTGATTGGGGAATGCCAGCCTGTCTCCCCCATGGCTGGCAAGAAACGGTTCGATTCCGTTACGCAGCACAACCAACTACCTAGCTTTGCATGGACTTATTCTCCAAAATCTCCACCGCTATTCCCGGCTCTCAATGTGATGTTTAGGCATGACATTGCAAAGAGCGGCGGTTAACCAATCAAGCCGGGTTTCTATGTTGCATTAGCTCAGTCAGGCTAGAGCACCCGGCTCATAACCGGACATACATTGGTTCAAATCCATTGTGCAGCACCAAAATTGCAGCCAACCCGTTGACTGTCCGTTAAACTGAATGTAAAGGCTGCAATGGTTTTCTTCGGGCGAAGAATAGCACGGCTGGAAGTGCGAACAGTTTCCCAGCAGCTTCTGACAGGTCTGTGCTCAACAGCCTGTTTCCAGAAATCCAACGAAAGGAGCACTCATGCTAGTTAGAATCTGTTGTCCTTGTATCAGGCAAAACCCAATCTATAAGAACGTTCGCTGCAACCGCTATCTTGGCGAAGTAGACGGACGATACCATTTCAAGTGCGACAGATGCAAGGGTGTTATCGAAGGAGACACAAGGGAAGGATGGGTGAAAATCATCCATCCACCTGAAAAGTAAATAGCTTTTGAAGCGCAGTTTTGGCGCAGTGAGATAGACCTTAACAGGTTTGTCTTGCTGCGCTTTTTATTTTGCCGGAAAGGAGGAACGCATGGCTGAGTATCAGATGGTCGTTGGTGGCTTCTTGAATGAACCGCTGACCGGACGTAGACCGATTGAAACGCCGGAGACGGAAATCAATCGGGCAAACGTGTTGAAAGTGGTCATGGGCAAGGCAGAGCCTATTCATCTGCTGAACAAGAACGAGATTCGCTTTCTGCACAACTACTACTTGGGTAGTCAGCCTGTCCTCCACCGTACGAAGGAGTACCACGCTGAAATCACAAACCGCATTGTAGAGAACCACGCCAACGAGTGCGTGGGCTTCTACACCGGCTACATGAGCGGCACTCCTTGCTCTTATGTGCGGTCTGAAACGGCAACAGGTGACGGTGAGGAAATCGCCCGCCTGTCCAACGCCTTGCAGTATGAAGGCAAGGATGCGCTCGATCGGCGGCTCTGGCAGTGGATGTTGGAGTGCGGACAGGGATACCGAATTGTTCTTCCTGACAAGGGGTACAACGGCAACTACCCGGACGAAACGCCCCTGCTGGTGGATGTTCCCGACCCGGATATGGCGTATGTGATTTACAACTCCGGTATCGGACACAAGCCCATCGCTAACGTGCTGCACATCCCACGCAATTATCAGAATGACCTGAACGACCTGATTTGCGTGTACACGCCAAACCAGTACTTTGAAATCGACAACGGCAAGGTCACAAAATCGGAGAATCATTCTCTTGGAATGCTGCCGATTGTCGAATACAAGCTGAACCCGGAGCGGATGGGTTTGTTTGAACCGGCTATTCCTGTGCTGGATGCCATCAATGACCTTGAAAGCAACCGTCTGGACGGTGTGGCACAGTTCATCCAGTCCATCATGGTGTTTACCAACTGCCTTGTGGATGATAACGCACTGAAACAGGTCAAAGAACTTGGGGCAATGTGCTTGAAATCTACAACCAGCTTGCCCGCCTCTGTTTCGCAGATTGCGAATGAGCTTGACCAGCAGCAGAGCCAGACCCTGCTCGATTCCATGTTGAACGTGTACCGCAGCCTAACTGCCATGCCTAGTGCCACTGGCAGCGAGAACGCAACGTCTGACAACGTGGGCGCAGTTATTGTCCGTAATGGCTGGAATCACACCGAAGCGAGGGCGCAGCAGTACGAGAATATGTTCAAGTACGCTGAACGCCAGAGCCTGTCTGTGATGCTGAAAATCTTGCGTGACACGGCTGGTTCTAAGCTGATGGCAAGCGACATCAACATCAAACTGCCACGCCGCCAGTACGACAACCAGCAAAGCAAGGTTCAGATTTTCGTGCAGATGCTCAGTCAGAGCATTGACCCGCAGCTGGCGTTCACCACACCTGGTCTGTTCCCCGACCCGCAGGCTGCTTATGAAATGAGCAAGCCTTTCCTGATTGCCGCTGGCAAGCTGGGAGAGGACGGGAAAGCACCGAAGCCACAGGAACAGCCTAAACAGGATGCTGCCGACACAAATGCCGGGAACATAGCAGATGAACAGTCTGCCAATACCAATAAAGAAACAGAGGGCGAATAGTCCTTTGCTATAAACACGGCAGGGAAGCCGGGATACAAATTTCGCAGCGTTGCAGGGAAGCAACGGTAAAAAAACGCAGGAGGAAATTAACGATATGAAACTCAATGTGTTGCTTGGTGATGCCTACAAAGAGGGCATGACCGCCGATGAAATCATTTCTGCGCTTGAAAAGGTTGCAGACCCTAACGCAGAGATTGAGAAGCTGCGCAATGCCGTGACGAAAGCCAATGGCGAAGCTGCCGAGTACAAGAAGCAGCTCAAGGCAAAGCGTACCGATGACGAGAATGCCGCACAGGAACAGGCTGACAAGCTGGCAGAGATGCAGAAGCAGATTGAAGCCCTGACTGCCGACAAGGAAAACCTCGTCAAGGAAAAGACCCTTGCATCTTACCGTGAGAAGTTCGTTGCACAGGGTTATGACGCTGAACTTGCCAACAAGGCTGCATCTGCACTGGCTGACGGTGACATGGACAAAGTGTTTAAGTTCCAGTCGGAGTTTATGACCGCCCATGACACCGCATACAAGGCTTCTCTGCTGAAAGATATGCCCACACCTCCGGGTGCGGATGGCAAGGGCGGTGCTGACAGCGATGGCGTGGCATTTGCCAAGAGCCTTGCACAGCAGAACGCAAATACTTCTAAAGCATCGAGTGACGCAATGAGTGCTTTCCATTAACAAGGAGGAAAACATGAAGTTTACCCGAAACACGGTCAACGGAATCAACGATACCATCCTTGCTTCCAATGACTACACCGCCATCCCCTTTACCGTGACCGAAGCTGCTGCGGTTAAGGCTGGCTATCCCATGACGCTGGCTGGCAAGAAGGCAACTTCTGCCACCGCAGACGGCATTCTGTTGTATGACGTTGACCCGGCAGAGAACCCCAATGCTTCCCTGCTGATTCGTGGCGTTATCGACACCAAAAAGGCTGCCGCAAGCTCTGGCTTCACCTATGATTCTGATGCGGTTACTGCGCTCAAGACTGCCATTCCTGGCATCTTCTGCCGTGACAACATCAGCGTGAACGCTTAATAGGAGGTAAAACAACATGGCACTGAATCTTAAGGAAGTCTTTGCCCCGGCTGCGATTGCCGCCTATTGGACGAATGACCCTACCAACGCGATGCCCTTTGCATCTGATGCACTGTTTCCCGCCAAGAAGAAGGCCGGTCTCGACCTGAAGTGGCTGCGTGGTCACAAGGGCGTTGGCGTTTCCCTGATGCCCAGCGCATTTGACGCAAAGGCTACGTTCCGCACCCGTGAGGGCTTCAAGTTCGATGAGACCGAGATGCCGTTCTTCCGCGAGGGCTACCATCTGGGCGAGAAAGACCGTCAGGAAATCCTGCGTGTTCTGGACAGCAACGACCCCTATGCCCGTGATGTGATGAACCGTCTGTACGATGACACCGCACAGCTTATCACTGGCGCACGTATCGTTCCTGAGCGTATGATCTGGCAGCTGCTGGCTCCCGCCAATGGCGTTCCTGGCATCACCATCAAGGCAAACGGCGTGAACTACACCTACAACTACGACCCGGACGGCACTTGGAAGTCCACCAACTACAAGGAAGTCTCTGCCGCAAAGTCCAAGTGGAACGTCACCACCGCTACCCCCATTGCTGACCTGAACGCCGCAAAGGACGCTGTTCTGGCAAGCGTTGGCGAGGTCGTGACTGAGGTGTACATGAACACCGCCACCTTCCGCAACATGATTGCTGCGGACGAGGTGAAGAATCGGTTTATGACCGTCACCGCAAAGGCAAACGCCGTTCTGCTGGATGCTGAAGCACGGCAGATTATCGAATCTGCAACCGGTCTGAAGATTCATCTGTACGACAAGATGTTCAAGGCAGACCAGTACAGCGCAAGTGAGAAGTACCTGCCCGATGGCATGGTGGTGGTTGCTCCGTCCGGCGCTCTGGGCAGCACTTGGTACGGTACTACTCCTGAGGAAGCCGACCTGCTGTCTGGCCAGTCTGGTGCATCCGTGTCCATCGTGAATACTGGCGTTGCCATTACCACCGAGCTGACCGTTCACCCGGTCAACGCCAATGTCTATGCTTCTGAAATCGTCCTGCCGTCCTTTGAGCGCATGGACGCTGTGTACTGCATCAAGGCTTATTAAGGCGAAAGGAGGAAAGCGGCATGGGAGACCAGTATTCCGAAGCGGCAGTCAAGCTTGGGCAGTACATTGCTCCTGCACTTGACCGTGAAATTACGGACGAGGACTACCCACTCTTCGACCTGCTGCTTGATTTCGCCAAAGACAAGATATTTGCACAGGGCTACCCCTTCGGTAACAGACCGGACGAGTTGCCCTTGCAGTATCAGTCGTTGCAGATACGCATTGCAGCGGAACTGTACAACCACATCGGCGCAAACGGACAGACGAGCTACACCAACAACGGCATCACTCGTGTGTGGGAAAGCTCCGATGTGGCGCAGTCCCTGTTGAATGAAGTGGTTCCGAGAGTAGGTGTTATCGGCTGATGTTCAATGGAAGCCCGCTGGATAAACGCCCGCTGTGGTATTCAAACCCGGTCGGCGAGAAAACGCCTGTCGTGGATGAGTGGGGAAACGAGACTGGCGAATCCGCATACGAATCGTGGAGTGCCCCCGCAAAACTTCTGCTGAACGTCAGCCCTCCTACTGGTTCTGCGGAAGCAAACCCTTTTGGAGCGTTTACGGATTACAGCTACGTTGTCAGTTCGTCCAGCAAAAAGCGCAACACACCGCTTTATGAAGGCACACACGTCTGGTTTCAGACAGACGTTTCAAAGCCCTTCAATTACACTGTGGTCAAGGTCGCAGAGCATATTACAGACACGAAGTATGCGCTGAAAGAGGTGGCTGCAAGTGAAAATTAAAGTGAGGTTGAGCGATGCCGGACTTCGTGATGCGGAACGTCAGATACAGGAGTACAAGACCACCCTGAACAAAAAGTCTAAAGCACTTGCTTTTCGCCTTTCGTGGTTAGGCCTTGAAGTTGCAAAGATACGTTTTGCCAATGCGAAATATTCTGGCTCCAATGACGTGAAATGCCATATTAACCAAAAAGACAAGACTTGTACCATCGTTGCAGAGGGCAAGGCAGTTGCCTTTATCGAGTTTGGCACTGGCGTAGCGCATTCCGCTTATGGCGGCGAGCTTCCTGCTGGTGTTGGAGAACACGGCACTTACGGAAAAGGGAACGGCAAGCGTGACCACTGGAGTTACTACGGAGACCCCGGCAATGATGCCAACACCGTGATGTACAAAAACAAGGGAACGCTAGTCGTAACCAGCGGTAATGAACCAGCTATGGCTATGTGGGGAGCTGTTGAGGAAATGGCTTCTCAGGTCGAAGCAACGTGGAGGGAGGTTTGGAATAGTTGATCGATTATTTCAATTCTATCTTCACGGCTGTTGCTAAGGAACTGCGAAAACAAGTGCCCGGCATCTTTGTCACTGGTGAAATCAATGACAGCAATGTCAAGAAGTTTCCGTGTGTACAGATAGAAGAAAACAGCAATCTTCCGGTTCATCGTGATTCTGCCAGCCGAAGCAAGTACGCCGCTGTTTCCATTCGTGTGCGTGTATATTCCAACAAAACCAGCGGACGCATTGCAGAAGCACGCTCCATTGTGGATATCGTGGATTCTGTATTGGAACCGCTCAATTTCTATCGCAAATCGTTTGCCCCGTTGAATGGGCTGTACAACAATTCCGTCTATCGGATTGATTGCAGCTATGGGGCAACAATCGGAGAGGACGGAATGATTTACCGAAACTAAGGAGGTAAACATTCTATGAGTACTGCTATCTCCGGTCTGAATACCACCCTGTATTGTGGCGACAGCGCAACCGCTCTGACGAAGCTGTGCGACATCAAGGATGTGCCCGACCTGATCTCTGAGCCAAACCTTCTGGATGCCACCACCCTGTCCGACCCCATGCAGGTCAACATCTTCGGCATCATCCAGAGCGACACCAAGTCTTTCACTGCCAACTACAACAAGACTGACTACAAGAAGGTCAAGGAGGCTGGCTACGATGAGACTTCCGAGAGCAACACCGTGAAGTATTACGCCCTGAAGATGCAGGACGGCTCCGGCTTCACTTGGCAGGGTATGCATCAGGTTGGCTTGTCCGGCTTTGGCGTGGATGAGGTCGTGGAAATGACCATCAACTGCATCTTCACCAAGAAGCCTGAGTTCAGCGAGACCCTGACTGTCAATGGCGGCTAAACCGCAAAAATCGAATCAATCAAACCGGGCAGAACTGAACAACGGATTTGGTTCTGCCCCTATTTATAAAGGAGAACATTTATTATGGCTGCAAAGGTTATCAATTTTCATTCCCCCGATGGCAAGAACACTTATGAGCTGACTTTCACCCGTGACAGCGTGGAAGCTACCGAACGTGCAGGTTTTCAGATTGGCCAGTACACTCAGATGACCAATCTGCTGTCCAACTCCCGTGCCCTGTTCTACGGCGCTTTTATCGCACGGAACAAGGGCATCAAGCGCAAGGTCGTAGACGAGATGTTCCAGCACATCGAGGATAAGGAAGACCTGATGGGCGTTCTGCTTGAGATGTTCATGGACGCTTCTAAGTCTCTGCTGGCAACTGATACTGAGGACAAGACCGCAAAAAACGCAACGTGGGAGATTGTGTAACCGCACAATCTCAGGAAACAGACGGAGAGGGAGAGCCATTCTCCTTCTCCAAGCTGTTCCACGATGTAGAAGCCTATTACATCTCCATCGGTATGACCTACGAACAGTTTTGGCACGGCGATGTCTGGCTGGCGAAGGTCTACCGTGATGCAGAGGAGCTGCGGGAACGCAGGGCCAACGCAGAAGCGTGGAGAAATGGCTTTTACATGGCATCTGCGCTTTCCTCTACGGTTGGCAATATGTTCCGAAAGAAAGGGTCTAAACCTATCAAGTACATGGATAGACCAATTCCCCTTACTCAAAAGGAGAAAGACGAGTATGAATACCAACGCGCAGTTGAGGCGCAGGAGCGAATCAAGAGAATGATGTTCTCCATGATGGAAAGTGATGGTGGTAGTGATGGCTGATGTTGATATTACGAGCTTATCCGTAGAAATTTCTGCGGAATCGCAGGGCGCAGAGCTTAATATCGACAAGCTCGCTACCGCCATTTCTAATTTGCGGACAAAGGGCAACGTCACAAAGGTTGTGAACAGCCTTGACAAACTGGCTACTTCTATTGCAACGCTGAAACAGGCATCCGCTGGAATGTCTGGGCTGGACAAAATTACCAGCTTTCTGAATGGACTTTCCAACGTCAACACGACCGCAAGCGCAAAGAGCATCAACACGGTCGTGAATGCAATCAAAAAGATTCCTGCGGCTGTGTCTGGCTTAAACGGCGTGGATTTTTACTCCATGTCTGGAAGCATTACTCAGCTCACTAACGCTTTGGCTCCGCTGTCCATTCTGGACGCATCGAACCTTAAAGCTCTTGGTAGCGCTTTCAATGCGATTGGGAAGGTTCCTGACCTAACCGATAAGCTGAAAGCCACCGACCTCGATTCTTTTGCAAGTTCTTGCCAGAAGATTTCCGTCGCCCTTACTCCCCTTGCATCTCAGCTCGACAAGGTGGGCAATGCTTTTGCAAAGCTCCCTCCGCAGTTGAGCAAAGTGGTCACACAGGCAAACCGCGTGACCGCAGCCAACGAAAAGCAGCGTAAGAGCTATCTCAGTCTGTCCAATCAGATGAACGGCTTTATGCGAAACATGGCAAAGTTGGTTTCGTTGAAAGCAATTGCTGATTATCTTGGCAACGCTGTTGCAAAGTTCAATGACTTCTACGAAGCGGCTAATATGTTTGGCGTATCGATGGGTGACATGACAAACGAAGCAAGCGGTTTCATTGACAAGATGGAACAATTGCTTGGAATCGACCCGTCAGAAGCATGAACGCTATGGCGAACATTTATAGCATGACAAAGAGTTTCGGACTTGCAAAAGAGCAAGCATATACTTTGTCTAAAAGCCTTACCCAGTTAGGCTATGACCTTTCTTCGCTGAAAAATATTCCTATTTCGCAAGCGTTTACGAAGATTCGTTCGGCTATGGCTGGCGAACTTGAGCCAATGCTTCAGCTTGGCGTTGATATTTCTCAAGCGAGACTTCAGCAAGAACTTCTTGCGCTTGGCTTTAATAAACAGGTTTCCACGCTTTCTCAGGCAGATAAAGCTACCTTGAGATACATTGCAATTTTGAAGCAGACCACCGATGCACAGGGCGATTTTGCTCGAACGCTCTCCAGCCCTGCGAATATGATTCGCATTCTGAAAGCACAGTTGTCTGGTCTTGCGCGAGATGTTGGTTCTTTGCTTTACCCTGCCATGAAATCCATTCTCCCTCCTCTGATTGCGGCAGTTGAACTTATCCGGGAGTTCGTTCAGTGGGTGGCAAAGCTGATGGGCGTAAAAGTCGTGCTCACTGACTTTGCCAAAAGTGCTGACAGTGTTGGCGGCATCGGTGACGCAATGGACGAAACAACCGATTCGACAAAGAAAGCCGCCAAAGCCCTCAAGGACTACACGATGGGCTTTGATGAACTGAACATCATTGACCCCACACAGGGAAGCTCTGGCTCTGGCAGCGGCGCATCTGCTGGCAACATCTTGGGCGATGTAGACCTGTCCGGCTACGATATGTTCAAGAACTATGTCGGCAACGCTGTGGATGAAATCAAGGAAAAACTTCGCAAACTTGCTCCTATTGTTGCTGCTATCGGCGCCGGTTTTGCCGCATGGACTATCGGGAATGCGCTTCTTACTGCGTTGAAAGACACTCATGATTGGGCATACAAGCTCGGGAAAATCGTTAGTGGTCTTAATCCAGAGCTACTTCTAGTAGCCGGGACGGTCGCCCTTATCGTTGGTCGATTTGTTCAGCTTTATCAAAACAGCGAAAATTTCCGGCAAGGTTTAGCCCGTATCAAAGATTTGATTTACCTTGCGGGTCTTGGGTTTACGCAAGGCTGGAATATTTCTTTGACTGATGGGAAACTTGGCGAGTCTATCAAATGGCTAAAAGAAGCTCTTTCTAATCTCGGTCAAGCGATTTGGAATTTGATTCCTGAGGAATGGCAGGGAAAAATCTCTACTGCATTCGAGACAATTCAAAAAGTTGTCAAAGACCTTGACCTCGATTTGGGCGATTTGGTCATGACGCTTATCGGAATCGGTTTGACTATTAGCGGGCATCCCGTTGCTGGTCTTGCAGTTCTTGGTTTCGAAGCCGTCTCTGTCGCCGTGCGTGGTCTTGGCAGTGAAAGCGAAGCAGAAGCATTTCAGCTGAAATCTGATTGGCATGATGCTTTCGTGAATTTCGGCACGATTGCGGCCGAAACAGTGGCAGACATCATAACTGCTCTCGGAAATCTTATCAATGATTTTGCAATTCTTATCGGATGGATTCAAAATGGCGTTTCTGAAACGGAAATGCTCGACATCCAGATGAATGGAAATTTTCTTGAAGGTGCAATCGCGTCTCTTGCGCAAGTTATCCACGACATGGGCGTGTTCATTGGATGGATTATTAAAGGCGTAGACGAATCAGACCGCCTTGCCATCGCCGCCAATGGAAACTTTGCGGAAAAATTTGTTCTCTTGATTGCTGACGTAATCAATGGAATCAAAGACGCTGTAACGTGGTTTGGGGAACTGATTGATAAAGTTTCTAAGTTTAATCCGTTAAGCGTCGGCAAAAACATTATTGATGGCATCACGAAGGGCATCACTGGGAACACCAATGTGTCAAATGACGCGACCAAACAGTTGACCGATGGAATCAAGAAAACCGCTCAAGATGAACTTGATATTAACTCTCCTTCTAAGTGGTTTGAAGGGATTGGCGGTTACATCGACCAGGGCCTTGCAAACGGTATCACTGGTTCTCTCGGTTATGTCAACGATGCTATGAATAAACTCGTAGACGCCACCAAGCTCAAGGGCGAAGAGATGGCGAACTATGGCATTGACTGCGGCACAAGCTACGTCAACGGCATCATTTCCGGGCTAGACTCTAAGTGGGCAGAACTCGATAACAACCTCAAGACCAACTTCTTCGGTACGGTGCAAACTTTCATTCAGGCTGCACAGAGTGGGGATTGGAAAACAGTCGGCACTACCATTGCAGCTGGTATTTGGGGCGCTATGGGCGATGAGCAGCGTAAACGCGCCAAGTCCGTTGCAAGCGACCTTGTAAGCAGACTAAGCAAAGAATTGAAAAGCCAAGCTTCTTCTCTGCTAAACACCGCTGCTACCATTGGGAAAAATCTGGTGAACAATCTGACCCAAAACTTTGGAAAGGTTTCCGCTGAAACTCAGACGATGCTTTCCGGCATTACGCAGGCTTTCGGAAACGTGAAGTCTCCTCTCGCAACGGCAGCTAAAGCCATCAGTGCGGCGCTCTCTGGTGGTTTACTCAGCTCTTTCCCGACGATTTTTGCCGGGTTTGCAAGTCTGGTAAGCACCATCGGAACCGCAGTGGCAGGAATGCTTTCTGCTGTGGGTGCTGCCCTCAGTGCTACGATTTTTGGCATTCCAGCTGGCATCGTGGCCCTTGCCGCCGCCGCAACCCTTGGAGTTGCGATTGCTGGCATCGTGTCGAAACTTGGCGGCAGCCGGTCTACCGGCAGTTACAGCGATACATCTCAGTACGTCGGAAGCTCCAGCTATAATTCCTCGACGTCTAGCTCTTCTTACAGCGGAACTTATTCTGCGGCCGGAGGAAACTCCGAAGAGATGAGAGATGCTGTGTACAACGGCTGCTACAATGCATTCCTCGATATATGGCAGCGTTACGGAGAAGAAATTTCTGATGGCAGGGACGTGAAAGTTTACCTTGATGGCAAACAGCTCACTGCTTCCGTTGAAAAAACGCAGAAAGAACGCGGCATGTCCATTATGGGTACTGAAGTTTACTCTTACTAAGAAAGGATGGTTCAGATGGCCAATATTCCTGCACTGGTTACGGTGAATGGCGTAGAGCTGCCGGAACCCTCCTCTTATGAGGGAACGACTAGCACGATCGTGGATTCTGGGCGAAATGTTCAGGGTAAAGTTGTTGGCGCCGTCGTGCGGCATGATGTGGCAAAGGTCTCCATGTCATGGAACTACCTTACCGCCCGGCAATGGGCTGACATCCTAAGCCTTTTCACCGCGAATTTTTACTGCACTGTTAAATTCTATAACCAAGCCACAGCTGGTTATACCACACGCCAGATGTATGTTTCGGACCGCACCGGCGGCATGTGGCGTAGAGGGCCGAAGACTGGTGGCGTGATGGGATGGACAGGGTGCAAACTTTCTCTTGTGGAGGTATGACGTATGGTTGAAGTCTCCGATAAGTGGAAAGAAAAATTTAATGAAACTCTTGTTCCAGAATCTTTTGTAGAGATTACCTGCGGAATCACCGAACCGGGCATCAATAAAAAAGCTACCATCGTCACGTCATCGGCAGTCCCGTTCTCCACCTTTCACAATATTGCGCTTTCTGATAACGCTTCCATTTCGAGATATTCCACAGGAGAGCCCAATCTCACTGTTCTTGATGGAAGCTGTAGCATCGTTCCTTCTTCTCCTCCGTATGGAACTACTGGTTTTTTGAGCGCCGAGATTTTTGACAATTCAAGTCACCCTGTTATTCGGCTTGAGCTTCCGAGCGAAAACAAATCTTCGATTCCCGGTGTTTCAATTTGCTGGTCTACAGCGTTTAACGAATACGCTACAGATTTTTCGGTCAGCGCGTATCTTGGGGCCAAAAAGCTGAAAACCGTGACCGTGAACGGAAACAAATCCATTCGTTCTGACGTTGAAGTAGAACTTTCCGGGTTTGATGCTGTAGAGCTAGAGGTGCTGAAGTGGTGCCTCCCCGACCGAAGAGTAAGGGTCGAGCAAGTGAAAATCGGAAGGTATCTGGTGTTTGACAAGACCAAAATCTTGTCCTACAGCCATTCTTCTGCAAGAGACCCTATCTCCGGGCAGCTTTCTCAGGAGTCGATTTCTTTTAGTTTAGACAACAGTGACCGCACATGGGACTCCGTAAACCCTCAAGGGATTTACAAGTACATCTATGAGCGCCAGCCTGTCACCGTTCGTTATGGAATGGATGTTGACGGAAAGACTGAATGGGTGAGCGGAGGAATGTTCTTCCTGTCGGAGTGGAGCGTCCCTGCCAACAGTATTGAGGCGTCCTTTCAGGCGCGAGACGCTTTCCTGTATCTATCCAGCACGAAGTACACCGGAAGAAAATACGGCACGCTCTATGAGATGTGCTACGATGCCTTGGAGCTGTTGGAAGCGGATGAAATTACCTTCGATATTTCGGATGAACTGAAAGATTACTCCACCGACATTACAAGCGATGAGTCTACTTATCACAATTCCGATATTTTGCAGCTTGCGGCAAACGCTGCTGGAATGGCTTTGTACCAGACTCGTGATGGCGTGATAAAAATTAACAGAGTCTACGGAGCCGATACCTCCAATCCCGTGTTGGACATTCCAGTACTGAACAATTATTCTTGGCCGGAAATCACCTTTGCTCAAAATATGCTCAACGTGGTGACCACCGCAGGTGGCGTTACCTACGCTTATCCCGAAAGCCCTTCGGGCAAAGGCGTCAGCCAGACTTTGAGCAATGTTATGCTCACAAAGGACATCCTTGCAAAATCCAGGAATGCCCTTACAGAGTCTTATGGAGTCCTTTCCAACCGCCGCAAGCTTCTCTCACATATCGGGCAAGCCCTACTATTGACGCCCTTGATATGGTAAAGATTCACCATCAGTTCAATTACGATGCTGTCTTGCTGGCGACCAATGTAAAGTACACTTTCAATGGGTGTTTCAAAGGTACTGTAGAGGGGTACATGATGGCAGATGCTCAGGCTATGTCTCTTGACCATACCAGCGAACAGCTCGATTGGGGCGAGTCCGTTATTTTGTCTGCCACCCTCTCCCCTGCTTCTATTGACTCTCCTAAAATCAACTGGGCAGCTTCTCCCGAAGGAATCGTCTCCCTTCACGTTCTGACGAATGCAGAAGGAAAATCCACCTGCCAAGTCAAGTGGAACTCTCCGGGCAAGGCTGTTGTCACAGCTTCAGCAGGCGGCGTCTCCGCAGAATGTTCCTTCGCTACGGCGTCGTACAATCTGTTTGATGTTGCAGAGGGCGGCACCGTCCTTATGGATGAAGGTAGTAGCGTGGCCGAGTTCATCGTTGCAAAGCATGACTACGAAAGCGAGCTGAATGGAGCCGGGCGAACTCTTCTGGTTCGAAAACACTATGCAGCCATCATGCTTGGAGCTCTACATGGTCTACTTACGCCAGCAGCAGCGTAAACAGCTGGCTCAACGGAGAGTACTTCAACTCGTTCAGCTCCGCCCAGAAGCAAGCTATTGACAAGACGACTATCTATTATACTCCCGGTTTTTCTGACTCTTATTGCAATTCTGGCAGTAGCAAAGTGACTACGATGGCAAAAAGCATTTTTCTGCTTTCTCACCACGAGTTTGGATACGACACGGAAGGCTCTGATGCTCCGAATTGGACAACTAGCAGCCCGAGCTATAAGCACAACGAGGGTACTCCCCTGCAAAATGCATCTGGAATCCTGAAAACGATGCTTGCCTCTGACATGGAGGGCTCCAGCAGAGGGCGTTCCATTTGGACGAGAACTCCTTACCTGTACTCGCTTCAGATGCTTCGTGATATTGCTGGCACAAGTTCAAGCGCCAACAAGTACTGGCGACCTCTGTTGGTCAGCAAACTTGTAAATGCATACGCCGTGTATGATTCTACGTTACAAGTGAATACCAACGCAGAGACGATTTCTTACGCTACGGATGACGATTCCCCCCGTAAGTATGACAATGTTGTTCACCCTGCATTTACCGTCCCAAAGTCTCTCGCTATTGACGCTGACGGCAAACTGATTTTTTAAGAGGTGAAATATGGCAACGTGGATTACAGACCGAACGCAAGCTGATGTTGATCGGGTAAAAGAACTGACCGCAAAGGCAAGAAGCGGCACATGGACGGAGGAAGAACAGCAAGAATGGGCCGCTGGCATGAAAGGCGCACTCAGCTACACCGATTACAACCGCATTGAAAACGGAATCAAAGAACTCGCCGAAATCGTTGGCGCACCTTATTCTGCAAGGATTGTACAGCAAAACATTCAAGTTGTTACTGCGAAAAATGAAAGCGGCGACATCCCCGCGTGGGACACTTATCCCGCCAAGTACGAGTTCTTTATGCCGCTGACTGCCAAGAAAGCGGGCCTGCGACTCCGCTCGCTGGAGTTCCGCGTCAAGGGCTATGTGCCGGGTACGATGCGCACCGTCCTGCGCAAATACGGCTCCACGACCGCCCTAGTGGACAAGTTCACCGACATTGTCCGCGGCTACAACGACGTGGTGCTGGACATGGGCAGCATCGCGCTGGAAAAGGGCGTCGAATACCAGCTCTATTTCGCCGCCTCCAACAACTTCTACCCGCCCTCTGTCGAACCCTCATGGGTCGTCGCAAACGACTACGTCAACATTACAAATGGAAGCGCTTATTACGGCGACGACAGCAAGCTTATTTTTTCAGGAACAATCGGTTTAACTGTGCCTGTGGAAGCTGGTTGGACAATCAATGATTATCTGACCATTGCGGATGCCACTCGGTGGATTGATAACGTGAAAGCCATTCGTTTCAAATGCGGTGGCAAAAGTTCTACTCCGGGAACTCCCGAGGCGCTGAGTTATCATTTTGCGGTTATCAATCAAGTAGAAAAAGTTTTGTCTGACATTGAAGCGATGGCAAAGGACCATTTACTTTATTGTTCAGATGCAATATGCGGAGGTGAACCCTATTATGCATTTTGTTGACCGAAAAGCAAAATATCCCGGGCGTTGGACTATGATGAAATCTGATGGCACATCAGAAATCATCACTTTGATTCGTAATGATGAACCTGTTGTCGAGGGTACTCCAATGAACGCCGACACCCTCAACACTTTGAGTGATGTTGCAGGGGCTGACATTGCAAAGGAAAAGGCAGAAGCCGCCGCAACCGTTGCGTCAACCGCAAAAGACGCTGCTGAGTTAGCCGCAAACTCTTCGGAAAAAAGCAAAGACGCTGCGGCGAAGAGTGAAGCTGCGGCGAAGCAGTATGCGGACAATGCAGCGGCTATCGTAAGCACCGACCCCACCCTGACAGTCAAGGGCGCTCCCGCAGACGCCAAAGCCACCGGCGACCGCATCAACGCCATCAAAATCGAGACCGACAAGACCCTCACCATCTCCGGTGCTGCGGCGGACGCGGCGGCGGTGGGCGGCATCGTGCTGCCCCGGGTGGTGGTGCAGACCGAAGCGGGCAGCTCCATCGTCCTCTCGGACGGCGAGAAGAGCGTGAGCGGCGTGGCTGCGGACGGCAGCTTTTCTGCGGCCCTGCCCCACGACGGAGAGTGGACCGTCACCGCCACGCTCGGCACCGGCGCGGCCACGGAGACAGTGCAGGCGGAGTATTGCCGCACCAAGACCATGACCCTGACCTACTACACCCTGACTGTGACGGTCAAGGCGGGCAGCACCGTCACTGCCCAGCGCGGAGACAAGACCGTCACCGGCACCGTGCCGGAGAGCGGGAGCATCAAGCTCTATCTGCCCATCGCTGGCATGTGGACCGTGACGGCCACGCTGGGCGACGAGACCACCGAGGGCAGCGTGGAGGTGAGCGAGTACAGGGATTATCCCCTTGAGCTTACCTACGTCCACATCTACGGCGCGAGCTGGGACGGCACCAGCACCACCAAGTGGAGCCGCACCGACGAGGCGGCAGAGTTTACCGACCCCGTGCCGTATGTCGCGAGCGCAAGCAGCTATGGCAGTCCCTTCGATACCTTGCAGCCTTGGGCGGGTATGGTAAAGAGCGAGCGCACCGGCGGCACGATGGTAGCCATCCCCAAGTTTTGGTACAAGCTGACCCAAAACGGCAGGGGCATGAGCATCCAGATCGCCGACCGCGCTGTGGGGGGCTACAGCGTCAGCCCTGCCCACATGGACAGAGGCGACGGTCACGGCGAGCGGGATGTGGTGTACATCGGCAGATACCACTGCAACGGCACCTATAAGAGCGGCACCGGCAGCCCCAGGGTGAACATGACCCGCTCTTCGGCCCGCTCAGGCATCCACAATCTCGGCTCGACCATCTGGCAGAGCGATTTTACAATGCGGTTTACGCTCTGGCTGCTGTACATCGTCGAGTTCGCCGACTGGAACAGTCAGGCAAAAATCGGCTATGGATGCAGTCCGAGCAGCAGCACCTTCGCGATGGGCTATACCGACTCGATGCCGTACCACACCGGCACCGATCAGAGCAGCCGGGCCACCTACGGCGGCACGCAGTACCGCAACATCGAGGGCCTGTGGGATAACGTGTTGGACTGGTGCGATGGCTGCTACAACAACGGCAACGGCCTGAACATCATCTTGAATCCCTCCGAGTTCAGCGACAGCGGCAATGGCACGGCGGTCGGCGTTCCGTCCAATGGCTGGCCGTCCGCATTCAATGTCAAGACAAACGGCGGCTTCCCGACGTTTATCCCCACATCCGCGTCCGGTAATGACGCAACGTACTCGTGCGATAGCTGGTACTTCAGCTCGTCGGGCCCGTGCCTCTACGTCGGTGGTTACTATGGCCACAGCTCCAACTGTGGTTTGTTCTGCGTCAACTACGACGCCGCGTCGGACTATGACGGGTACGTCGGCTGCCGCCTCCAGGAACTCCCCAACGGGGGAGTCTGAGGGGGCCGCAGCCCCCGCAGATAACCGCGCCGTAAGGCGCTGAACTTTATATGGGACTGTCTGTGCATTGCCGGTGTTTTTTTGTTCTCAGGCCTCGTGCGATAACTGGAACTTCAGCTCGTCGAACCCGTGCCTCTACGTCGGTGGTAACTATAGCCACAACTCCAACTATGGTTTGTTCTACGTCAACTACAACGCCGCGTCGAACTATAACGGGAACATCGGCTGCCGCTTCCTTTTTGATATTTCCAACTTCATATATTTTGGCACAGACAGCCGCACACCCCACGGTGAAGATAGGCATTTTGGGAGCGGGCTAGTACACCCCGCAAGGGGCGCTGGAACGTCCGTACAGCTAAAAGGAGGGTATCCCATGAAGAGAGCTGGAAAGCTCTTTGATACGTTAATCTCAGATGATAATCTGTTACGCGCCATCGACGAAGTGAACCGCACTCACCACTGGAAGAGAGGCTACAAGCCCAACACCTGTACGGCGTGGGTAGAAGAGACCAAGGCTCAGCGGGTGGAAGACCTGCGGCGAATACTCGTCGGCGGCTTTGAGCCGAAAAAGCCTCATGTCAGCCAGCGGTGGGATGCGAACGCCCGGAAATGGCGCACCATCAGCGAACCGGCGCAGTGGCCGGACCAGTATGTGCATCACGCCCTCATTCAGGCGCTGCAGCCGAAGATGATGCAGGGCATGGATTTTTACTGCTGCGGCTCCATCCGGGAGCGCGGGCCGCACCGGGAAAAGAACGCCATCCAGCGCTGGATGAAGTACGACCGCAAGGGGACGAAGTACGAGTTTTGTGGCGACATCCGCCACTTTTACGACAGCCTGACCCCGGAAGTCGTCATGGCCCGGATGCGGCAGCTCTACAAGGACTGCCGCGTCCTCGACCTCATCCAGCGCATCATCCGGGACGGCGTAAAGCTGGGGACGTACACTTCCCAGTGGTTTGCCAACGCTGTTTTACAGCCACTCGACCAGCTCATCCGGGAGAGCGGGCTGTGCAAGCATTACGCCCGGTATATGGACAACCTGACCGCTTTCGGGCCGAACAAGCGCAAGCTGAAAAAGCTCCGCTTACTGGTCGAAGACTGGCTTGACGCCCACGACCTGCGGCTCAAGGGGGACTGGCAGGTGTTCCCTGTGGCGAAGAGGCAGCCGAAGACGCCCCTCGCCCCGCCCCGGCGCGGCTTTGCCCGGGCGAAAGGGCGGCTGCCGGACGCTGTAGGCTACCGGTACGGGAGAGGGTACACCATCCCCCGCAAGCGGAATCTGCTGCACATCAAGCGGGCGCTGGCGCGGTATCGCAAGCGCAGGCGAAAGGGCAAGCCCATCGCACCAAGAGCGGCGGCAAGCCTGCTCTCCCGCCTCGGGCAGCTCCGGCACTGCAACAATTATCATCTCTATCAATGGCTGTTTCGGGGAGAGCGGGTCGTCCGCGACCTGAAGCACGTCGTCCGAGAGCATCGGAGAAAGGAGAACCTGACGTGGACTATGTTTTTGGCACAAAGGGCGGCGCAGAAGTCCTCAAGACCATCGGCGACGCTCACACCAGCCTGACCGGCTATCACCAGCTTGAGCGGGAGTATCCCGACCAGACCATCACCGACAGCTTCCGCGTTGTCCGCAAACTGCGTAGCGCGGAGGACGCGGAAGGGCGCTGCTATGACTGGTACGAAATCGACCGCCACTACCGGATGACCGACAAGACCGGCCCTCTGGCAGAGCAGGCGGCGAAGACCGCCGCCGAGCTGCAGGATGCGCTGTGCGAGCAGGATGCGGCGACCGATGAGCGCGTGAGCGCTCTGGAGGATGCCGTCTGCGAGCTGGATGCCGCCGTCAACAAGTAAGGAGGTACAGTATGGATAAAATCTGGGCAAACAGGTTGGTCGCCGGCACCAAGTCATGGGCAGAAATGCCCGGCTCTCGCCGTGCTGGAGTCAAGCGGGAGCTGGCCAAACGAGTGACTGAGGGCGAGATCAGTGAAGAGCAGTACAAGGAGATCACGGGGGAGGACTACGATGGGTAAGCTGCTGGAACTGCTGGAAAAGCTGGTGCGGGCCGTCTTTGGCCCGGGGGACGAGCGGGACACCGGCGAATCTGAGCCTACGCCCCAAGCCCCCAAGGCAGAGGCTGTCGTCGGCTGGGAGGGCGACCCGCCCTACCGGTACATCGACGTGAGCCGGTATCAGGGCCTTATCGACTGGGCGCAGGTGGCAGCGGCGGGCTACAAGGGAGCAATGCTCAGGGCGGTGAGCACCAACCGCAAGCTCTCCAAGCGGTCGGACGGCCTGTATATCGACCCCACCTTTGAGTCCAACTACCGCAATGCCAAAGCTGCCGGTCTGGACGTGGGCGTCTACTACTACACCAATGCCACCAGTGAGGCAATGGCCGATGCCGAGCTCGCCCTGCTGCGGCAGGCGGTGTACGGCAAGGAGCTGACCCTGCCGGTGGCGGTGGACGTGGAGGAAAACAAGCTCAAGCTCATGAGCACCCTCGACCTCACCAACCTCACCGCCTATGCGCTGGAACAGGTGGAGAAAATGGGCTTTTACGCCCAGCTCTACACCTACACCGGTTACAAGTACGAGCTGGACATGGATCGGCTGTCCTCTCGGTGGGACGTCTGGCTTGCCGACTACACCGGCAAGACGCCCAACGTGACGTTTAACTACAACGCTCACCAGCACACCAGCAAGGGTGCTGTGCCGGGCATCTCCGGCAACGTAGACCTCAACGTAACCACCCTCAACTATCCCCGTATCATCAGAAAGAAGGGTCTGACCCGTCTCCGGGAGGGCAAATGACCGAAAAAGAAGCTTTACTGTGGGTGCTGGGCATCCTGGGCAGCCTGTGTGCCGCTGCCATCACCATCGACAAGGTGCTGGAAATCATCCACAAGTACATCAAAAAGGCGCAGGAGCCGGACAACGCGCAGAACAAGCGGCTGGATGAGCTGGACAAGCGCATCGGGACCTTGGAGCAGGGCCAGCTTCAGCACACGCAGGCCCTCGCCCGTGACCTGCGCCGCTTTGAAGAAATCGACGAGGTGAGCCGTCTGACCCTCGACGGGGTGCGCAATCTGCTGGACGCCCAACTCTCCGGCAACAACCGCGAGGGGATGCAGAAGAGCCGCACCGACATCGACAACTATCTGTTAAAAGGAGTGACCAATCATGGTAGCACTGGCAACTAAGCTTTTTGACCTTATCCCTGCCCCGGTGGCGGCAGTGCTGATGCTGGGCGGCTTTATTTTCTACGCCCTTGGCTGCATCCGGCTGGGCTACGGCGCAGCGGTAAAGCCGCTGGTGCTGGACCTCATCGAGCGGGCAGAGCAGGAGATTCAGGGGACAAAGCGCGGCGCAGAGCGTAAGGCGTGGGTCGTCAAGATGCTCCGGGCCGCCCTGAGTACCAGCAAATACGGCAGGCTCATCAGCTGGGCCATCACCGATGAGACCATCGGTGCGGTCATCCAGTTTTTCTTTGACCGGGCAAAGGTAGCGCTGCAAAAGCAGTAAGGAGGTTATTATGGCAAGCACTACATACTGCCATATCGGTGACGTCACCGATATGTTCGCTGCACAAGAACAATTTCGTGACATCACGAAAATGGTCTGCGCACGTTTTCGTGGCCTCACGAAAACATACCATCTCGGCAATGTCAACAAACTGGTGACATTTTGTCACCGTTTTGCCGCGCTTGGCAATATGGTGCGCAATGCCGGACAGCTGCCGCAGCCTTTCTGGCTCGGTGCTGCCTGTGGCAGCGGCTCGTGTAGTGCTGCCCGCTGCGCTGCAAGGACTTGACCGACAGCAAATGACCGCCGCCATCAAAAACGCACCGCTTGGGAGGGTAGACCGTAAGATAGCCTTACTGCGGTACGTTGAGCGGCTCCCGCTGCCGGACATTGCAGCACAGACACATTACAGCCGGACGGCGGTAGGCTACCGGCTGAAAGGCATTGACAAAATGCTGGATACGTTGTAAAATAATGTCAACGAAATCCGCCCGGCCTCTCGAAGAAGCGCATTAGGGCGGATATTTGTACAACTGACCAGTCTCCCGCGCGCCTACTTATAGTGCGTACCATGCGGGAGACGATTTTATACGAATTATGGCAAATAAAATATATCGCTTTTTGTCCCGTGTTTTGTTCGCTCTGATTATTTTTGGGGCGACAGCAAGCGTTCTAAAAGCCGTCATTTCGTTTTGACATAGTGCATTTATAGGCGTGGTTTTATCGGTATATGCGTCTTTGCATTATACGCCATACGATTTATGATTTGAAAGGCTACGGCCTTTGTAGAGAGCGGCATTGCCTGTGGACGGTTCCGCTCTTGATTTTAGACTTTGCCGTTTTGGCAGCACAATCCCCCCCGGTGTTCCGTTTGGAGCATCGGGGGATTTTTTATTTTTGGGGACATGGAAGCCCGGCAAGGCTCCATCCATTATAACTTTGTACCTGGCGTTTCCGGGAAGATACGCCACGCATGGAGGATGCAACCGCCCGGAAACCGCTCGATATTCGCATGGCGGCTATATCATGCGGCTCATCCCTGTAAATCAGCGATGGTAACGCCGCAAGCGGCTGCGATCTTTTCGAGGGTAGACACTCTCGAGACTGCCTTGCCGGACTCTGCATGCTGAATGGTTGCAGTGGACAGCCCGGTTTTTTCTGCCAAGGCCCGGATGGTTAATCCTGCGCTTTCTCTGGCTGCCTTGATTTTGACGGCAGACACGCCAAGCGTCTTGTAATCGGGCGAGTTATACCCAATCACGAACAACCCTTGCTGTTCCATCGGCAGCGCCTTTAGGGCGTAGCTCTTTTCTACATCTTCAAGGTTAACATCCTTCAGGACATAGGAGCATGCATTGTCAAGCTCCGGGGTCATTTTATGGAGCTTGTGCGCCAGCGTGATCTTCATCGTCACGCCACGCACAGGGAACCTCGTTGCGTTGTCAAGGTCTTCCTGATTTACATGGTCAAGGGTGCAAGCTTCGTCCAGCAAGCGGTACAGCTTGCCCAGATTACGGATGGTGTTGTTTTCCATATTCGTTTCCTCCGTTCATTTTCTTTGTACTGATTATACCACAAAACTAATACAGTTGATACAGGCATAGTCACCAAACTCTGCCTTACTTTTTTGTCTATTTTGTATTAGTTGTATTAGTTTTAATCAAGCTTTTTGTCCTTCGTTGGTCGTTCGTTGTCTCTCGTTTCGGGCGCTTGCGGTACACTGAGTGCAATAGGAGGGATGAACCATGAGCTATTACCCAACACCCGGAGCGCCCTACGTTCCGCAGCAGCCTGTCAATCCTTATGGTGGCATGGGCACGGTAGGACTTGCCACTTCCCTGCCAAACGCACAGATGCAACAGGCACAACCGCAGCGTCCGCAGCCGATGAATGGGCAACAGCCCGTTCAGCAGTCGGCACAAGACGGTGGTTGGCTGCTGGGCAGACCTGTTTCCAGCAGGGAGGAGTTTTTGGCGATACCGTCTGACCTGTACGGCAGACCGACCTATTGCCCTGACCTGCGCAGCGGTGTGATCTACTGCAAGCGACTGAACCCGGACACCTGTGAATCCTATGTGCAGGAGTTTTACAGCCCGGAAGCGTGGCGGCAGATACAGGCGCAACAGGCACAGCAGACCGCTGCACCGACACAGCAGTATGTGCCTGTTGAAGAGTATAACGCCCTCGTCCACAGGCTGGATGAACTGGAAAAGTGGCAGAAGAGCTTTTCAAAGCCCGCTGCCGCTGCAAAGAAAGGAGAATAACAATGTCCTCTCCGTTTGATGTGATTACGCACAGCCCCATCATGCAGCTTGCGAACCTTGCCCGTGCCGGACAGAACCCGATGGGGCTTATCCAGCAGTTGAGCGGGCAGAACGCACCCATCATGCAAGGCTTGAACCTGATTCAGGGCAAAAACGAAACGCAGCTCCGAACGATGGCGCAGAACCTCGCCAAAGAGCGTGGCATTGACCTGAATCAGCTGGCAAGCGCTCTGAACCTGACGCTGCCCCGGTAAAGCATCCCTCTAAGCGAAACGCTTCTCAGTTTTGCGGACTTGATAAAAACCGCTTTTGTTTGGCTTCGCCCACCGCACACGGCGGTGGGATGGCATAACGCAAAACTGAAAGGAGTTTTGTTATGGACGATTTTGCAACTGGTTATCTGGCTGGGCAGGACGGTGGCAATAACAACGGCGGATTTTTCGGCAACGAAGGTCTGTGGGCGGTTATCATCCTCGCCATCATCTTCGGCTGGGGCGCAAACGGCTATGGCCGGAACGGCGGCGACAACGGCATGAACGCCTACATCCCCTACCTGGTCGGCACTGGCGCAACTGGTCAGGGTGGTGCAGACACCCGCGCGGCTCTGTCTGAGGGTTTTTATCAGCAGGATACCTCCCGTTCTCTGGCAGGCATCCAGAGCGGTATCTGCTCTCTTGGCTATGACCAGCTGGCGCAGATGAACGGCGTCAACACTAACATCGCAAACGGCTTTGCTGGTGTGAACAGCGCCATCTGTCAGCTTGGCTACCAGAACGCACAGCTGGTGAACGGTCTGGAACGCAGCGTGTCCAACGGCGACAATGCCATCAACCTTGCCATCATGCAGGAGGGCAACGCACGGCAGGCCGGTCAGACCGCACTTGCCACGCAGCTTGCATCTTGCTGCTGCGAGAACAAGCAGCTGATTGGCGACCTGAAGTACACCATCGCAACGGAGGACTGCGCCACCCGTCAGGCTATCGCAGATAACGCCCGCGCCATCGTGGACAACTGCAACGCCAACTTCCGCAGCATGATGGACTACTTCACTCAGGACAAGATTGCCACTCTGACCGCTGAGAACCAGAGCCTGAAGTTCGCCGCTTCTCAGGACCGGCAGAATGCGCTTCTGACCACCGCGATGAGCGCCCAGACCGACACCATCCTGAACCGTGTGAATCCTCGCCCGATTCCTGCTTATCAGGTGGCGAACCCCAACGTGGGCGTGAACTGCTGTGGCTGCTGCTAACCAACACACTCCCCGATAACACCGGGTGAACCATCGGGGCAGGGGTAAGACACCTCTGCCCCTGATTTTTTAGGAGGAAAAACATTATGGCTTGCAAAACAAGCTGCAAACTCTGCCCGCACCTCGTCATCTCGGATGCGGTGACGTTCGCCAATGACACTCTGACCATCAACATCCCTGCTGGCCCTTACGCAGCAGGAGAAAAATATTGTCTGGTCATTGCTCAGTCTTTGCCGGATACGACCACCATCAACGCCCCTGTGGTCATCACCATCGGCGCAGGCACTACCGCATACCCTTTGACCGACTGCAACTGCGCTCAGGCAACTGCTGAGAGCATCCACACTCGTACCCGCTACGCTACCCGCGTTACAACGTCTGCGACCGGCACAGGCACGTTCAAGTATCTTGGCTGCTTCTGTCGTTCCCACGCTGGCGCGCCCGCGTCCATTTCTTGAGGAGGTGTAGATTATGGGCAAAAACAATTTTCGCCGCATGATGATGCTCCGTGACCACGACAAAAACCGTGAGCCGGAGCGTGACCGCCTTGAGGAAGAGCGTGACCGCAGGGAGCGTGAGATGGAACGCCGCCTTCGTAGGCTGGAAGGTGGCAACGACCGCTATTCTTACTATCCGCAGGAGGAAAACCGCTACATCGACCCCTACCCCATCCCCCGCTACCCTGACGTAGAGAATGGGCGCAGAATGCCGCAAATCGGCTTCTCGCAGAACGGTGACTGGGACAAGCGGTCTGGGCAATACGAACGTGGTGGTGCGGACAGCCGCTCCATCAAGATGCCGCGCCAGCACCTCACCCACGATGAAGCAGAGGAATGGTGCGACAGCATGGTGAACGCTGACGGCACAAAGGGCTGTCACTGGACGCTGGAACAGACGCAGGACGTTGCCAAACAGCGCAACATCACCTGTGACCCGAACGATTTCTGGGCGGTCATGAACATGATGTACTCGGATTATTGTCAGGTCGCAAAGCGCCAGTCCGTTGACACTCCGGGCTTCTACGCTGACATGGCAAAGGCGTTCCTTGAGGACAGCGATGCTGTGGACGGCAAAGCGTATGCCTATTGGGACTGCGTGACAGAGAAGTGAAACAAAAGAGGGGGTGTGCCCAAAATTGGGCAGACCCCCTCTTTATTTACTATCAGCACTAAAAATTCAGTTATGACCAGCGCCGAATTGGGCTTTGATAATTGGTGGCTGAAAATTCAGCCGTCAAATCAGCCTAAGTCAATCTGGTCTTTTGATGCCGCAACGGACAGGTTGTAGATGTATTCCCCTGCCGTGAATCCGTGCTTGCGTGCTTCTCTCGTAACAAACGTCCGCTCGCTGTCGCTCATAAGGATTGTGATTCGCTTGCTACGTTTGCCGTCGCCCTTCTGCCCTTGATGGGAAGTGTAAGGCTGAATCTCTATCGTTCGCTTTGCATCGTTGACGGACAGGTTGGTAAGCGCAATCATAATCTGCTGGTTTTGCTGTACGATGGCTTGCAGGACTTCCGTGTTCTTCATCAGCACTTGTAAGATTGCATCGTTCCGCGTGTCTGGCTTGTTCTCCTGAGGGCTCATACTGTAAGAACCAGTCTTGCGAAGCGTGGGAAGCACATCATGCGTTACCCATCTCTTAAAACGGCGAAGCTTCTCAATCCTTTCCTTGATTTCGATGGGGTACTCATCTGACACCCCATGATTATGCGCTTTTTGCGGTTGCATTGCAAAAAGAAGAGCATATAACCCGGATTCGTTTATAACAGTCACTGTTTGCTCACGCCCAAGAGAATCTTTGATTTTCAAGGAACGCTTGTCGCAATCGTCAATCCTTCCGATGCTTCTATTTGGGTTCTTGTCTTGAAACGCATTACATACATCCCTACCGACAAACCAGTACTCTCCGTTTTTCATAAATGTTCTGATTGAGCCAAACTCTTCGTTCTTAAAGATTTGAAGCGCGTTTCTTTTATCCATCATATCCTCCATATTCAACTGTTTGGCATCTTCCATGCCGACCTCATACGCCTTGTAAGTTATGCGAGATAACGCTTCCGCAATCTCGTAATCATCCTTATTGAGCGGACGACCGTTGCTGTTTTGCTTGAAACTTTCGATGATTTCTTCTTTTGTTGCTGGAATATTCATTGGTTTTACCCGAAAACGGCTTGTAAGAGGTTGCTTCGGATGATATAATGGATTTATCCGAGAGCAATCTCTGGTGTTGAATAAGGCGTTGGCTATTCTTTTGCAGGGAGCGGTCAATGCCTTATTTTTTATTCTTCACTCGCCTTTTCAGCAACAAGCTGAATCCCACGTTTAACAACTTCCGTTTTCGTTATCCCCATTTTTTCAGCACATTTCTGCACTTCTTTCATTTCTTCCGGGGTCAATCGAACCTCAAATCGTTCAGTCTTTTTGCTATCAGTAGGGCGACCTAAACGCGGACACATACAAACACCTCACTTTTTGTCCGTACAAACATTATACTATATGTCCGTACAAAAGTCAACGCCTAATGCTGGAAGATATATTTTTCTGGCATATCGTGTTTCACGACACACCTCAATCCTCCAAAAAATCTTCCAGTTCAATCTTTCCATCTGCCGCCGCCGCAGCCAGAGCGTACACGAACTGTCCTATGGTCATTCCGTGCCGTCTGGCTTCACGGTTGATATACTTGCGTTCTTCCTCGCTCATAAGGATGGTAATGCGCTTAGAACGCTTGCCGTCACCGCTTGCAACGCCCTGATGCGATTCCGGCATTGGGATTTTTTTCTTTGTCAAGCCAGCTTCTGCTAGTGCGCCGGATACATCGCCTTGTTCGATAAGACGTTGAACTTCCCTCGCCTGTTTCAACTTCTTTGGCTTACTTTCGCCGACTATGGCATTGTTTGGCTGTGTTTCGCTGTCTTTGGCTTGCTTCGGCTTAATACAGCTTAACTGTGCTTCACTCGGCTGTGCATGGCTGTCTGCGGCTTCACTGGGCTTAATCTTTGCTTGTTCGGCTTCGTTCGGCTTTGCTTGGCTTACTTCTTCTTCCTTTGGCTCACTTCGGCTTAATGGCTGTTCCAAAAAAATAGGCTGGAAATCAAACCCTCCAAGCAAACCTGTGGATTTTTTGCTGGTTGATTTCATTCTGTGTCAGCCTCCCCATAATCCGAATCTTCAAAGGACGGAGCTTCTGGTAGCGGCATCCAATGCGTCGCTCCAAGATTATTACACCAATCTGTTTTCCAAATAGGTTTTCCACCGTCTTCTGGATAGAAGTAACACTGTGCAATATCTGTTCCTGTCAACGGCGATGCAACGAGGACGGGATTGCTTTCAAGTTCTCCGTTTATATCCACCATTTCGGGGTAGTGGTCGCTCACTTTAATCCATTCCTTGCTCCATAACCATTTTTCCTTGAAATACTGTACATCCTTCTTATACTGCTCTTTATCAGTGTCGCCACTTCTGTACCAATCACAGCTATGCAAAACACAAAGCAAATCGTACAGAAGCATACTCAAATCTTTGTCTCCAAGCGGATTTTCTTCTCGTGCAATAATCGAAAGCTCTTTTACACGTTCATCTGCAAGGCCATAATCTGGGTAGCAGTGCTGATAAATAGCATTTGCAAGGCTGTCATTTTGATAATCCCAATGTCCACCGCTCATTTTTCTTCTCCTTCTACAATCATCTCTGCCAACGCCTTGAAATCCTCTGCACTGGTGCTCTTTGCCGTGTCACCGCTAAACAGGCTGTGACGCTCTGCCTGCGCCTTACGGACGCCCATAGACGGCCTAATCTTCACATCCAGCAGGGTTGTACCCATGCTCTGTGCAATCACAGGGAGCTGCTCCACAACCTCTTTGGACAGATTCTCGCGGCTCTTGTACTGGTTCAGAAGCAGACCTTCAATCTTCAAAGTCGGATTGAAGTATCTCCGAACATCGCCGATGGTCTGCGAAAGCTGGCTCAATCCGGCAAGCGCATATCGGTCTGCTGTAATGGGAACGATGATGCTGTTGGCGGCGATCAGAGCATTTACAAGCGCAAGACCGAGCTGCGGGGGAGTGTCCAAAACGATGTAATCGTACTGTGCAGACACGGATTCCAGTGCTTCACGCAGCCGAAAGTTCTTGCCAATGTCCCGGACAAGCTGTTCGTCAATGTCCTTCAATGCGTTGTCTGACGGCAGAATGTCACCGGCTTCGCAGTGCTGGATTCCTTCTTCTACCGTGCCTGCCGGGTCATTACATCGAACAGGGTACATACGTCCTCTGTCTGTGCTCCGTAGGTGTCCGTTGCGTTGCACTGTGCATCGCAGTCCACCAGCAACACCTTCTTGTCAAGCAACTGCAACGCACCAGCCAGACAGGTGCTTGTGGTAGTCTTTCCTGTGCCGCCCTTCTGATTGGCGACAGCTATGATTTTTGCCATTTTATCACTCTTTCTTTATTCTTTCACTGGTTCTGGCATCGGCATCCAATGGGTGAATTTCTGATATTTTGTCCTCCACCAACATTTCCCATTCCATTGAGCCGTAATCGTATGCGTTCCACAGAAATAAGGCCCATTAGAAACGCAAGACACAAGATACGTTCCCGGTTCTTCTGGTAGCCTGTCTTTCATACTAATCCATTCCATTCTTTCTCCTTTCTGCATCATCTGCTTAATGTGCTGCATCTGACTGCTCTTGCAACGCTTCAATGGAATAAAACGCTGGCATATACTTGTCTACGACACCCGCTTTATCTACGCTTCTAATCAGATAGCCAACAGGTCTGTCTGGGAACGGAGACCTGTCCAAAGACAAGATGTCCTTATACGCTGCCTTCACCGTATCGTAAACCGCTTCTTTGCGTCTCGGCAGCTTGATTTCGGGATGCTCTTTCTTCATCCACTTCTCAACCACTTTTGCCACGTCAATGCAGTCTTGCTTTTCCAGCTCGTCACACACAGACCAGTCAAAGTCCTCGTATCCGCTTCTGCGTGGCTTTCTGGCAGCTTTTTGAGGTTCGGTAGATACTTCGCTTGCCTGAGCTTCAATCAGCGTCTCAGATGCTTTAATTTTTGGCTTGAACTTGACTGCCACAGCCTTTCGCGCCACAAGAACTGGTTCATAGGTCACCACGATGTCAGACACAGCATTGATTTCATCTACTGCAACGTCAAGCACTCGTTTGCGGAGGTTCTTGTAAACATCGTAGCTTGCTTCCATCGCACCGAGCTGTTCTCTCAGTTTTTTCAGGCTGATTTCATGCGGCTTACTGTCCATGTTCATCCAGTCACGAAGAATCGAATAAAGCAGAATGCTGTACTGAGACTTCATTCGTGACGTGTAACGCAGCCGATACCGAACGTACCCGCTTTCGGCAATATCAAAAAAGATAGGGCGAAGGTCAGGGTTGCAAGTGATTGCCACAACATAAGACCTTGTTTCTGGTACATAGTCCAGTTTTGCCCTTGTGAACAAGACAAAACTCTCAAACGTCCCCTTCTCTTTGTCAATGGGAATCGACACCGTATTGCCCAGAAAGTGCTTGATCTGTGGCTCAATCCTTCGTGCATCAAGGCTTTTTAACCCAAGCAGGTCTCTGTACTCTGCCAACGAGAACTCCACACGGCTGCTGTTTGGGTCTCTAGGATTTATTCTTGACAAGTAAACCTCTAGCAACCGAAGCTCACCTGCCGTGTAGTCCCTGAACTTTGCCCATACAAGGGATTTGCTTTTTTCAACAAGGTTGTTTTCTGATACTTTCGCCATCAGGTAGACACCTTTTCCTTCATTTTCTTCAATAGCTCGAACTGACGCTCATATTGCTGCATATACTGTTTTACGTTCATCTTCTTCAGGCCTTGCGTCAAATCGAAGTTATCTACAACATCATCTTTCCGAACAATAAATTTCGTTTTTGAAACAAATTGCTCTTTCAGTTCGACCTCGAATCCGTTTTCCTCAAACCATTTGATGGCAAACATCTCTTCCTTTGAAAAATCCCACTTCTGGTTCTCTTTTCCAAGTAGCATTTTTTTCACCCCCATTTGCTTGAGTAGAGTATAGCATATCACGGGGGACAAGTCAACACTTTTCGTCCCCCGTGACTTGTCTTTTTGTCCCCCATAGGGTCGTCAAAACGTCCCCCGTGACTTGTCAAAACGTCCCCCATGCTTTGTCATTTCGTCCCCCATCTACCTATTATATATTAAACAAGAAATAAACAAGAGGTTAAATATCATCGTTAAATAAGCGATGACGATAATTTTCAACAATTTCTTTGTTTTTTCCATTCCAGCTTGTGGATAACTCAACCTTTCATTTGCTGAATAAAGCCTTTCCGGCAATGATTAGTCTTATCTAACGTGTACAAAATGTGGATGAAAAACTTTTGAGCCGATGTTATGGGGGGACGGATTGACGAACCGATTAAATGCAAGCTGCGTATTATCGCTACTACGTTATTTATTCCGCGCAAATATTGTCGATTCATAGCCTATGGGGGACAAATTGACAAGGCGAAGGTATACCCAATCTGCATGAAACGTGTACAAAAAGTGGATAAACGTGGATAAAATGTTCTTCAAAAACTGCGATAATTCGACAATCAGCCAGTTATATTATTTGGATTCACGGTATAAGAATCGTTGGACTTCATAGCAGCTTCCGTTCCAGCGTCCTGCGCCTGATAGAGAATTTCCATCTTCGGGGCGGCTCCATTCGGGTCTGGGTCTGTTCCGGTAGCTTGCGCTATCTCGTAGTTGCCCGATACCATCCGGCAAACAGAGACCCTGTCCTTCAACGGTGTGTGGAGGTTTGCCAGAACCTCCGTCAGCACACCCATATGGTCTGAGCCGTGATCTCCGTACCGGATATACAACAAGGCATTTATCTCATAGGAAGAACATTCCATCATAGCATCTATGAGAATCTGCCGCTTCTCCAGACCAGGAAGGTCATCTTCCAAATGCTCCAGCAGCCCCGGGTAAATGCAAGCGTCCATGTATCGAGCCACCGATACACCACAGCAGGTAAACCAGCGCATAGCCGTTGGCAGGGAAATAGCTGCCAGGCCTTGCTCCCAATTGGCGACCGTGCCACGATTTATGCCCATCCGTGCCGCCAGCTTCTGCTGGCTTAGACCAGAGTGCATCCGTGCCATCTCTAATGCTTTGGCCGTTCTTACTAAATATTCATCCATAAATTCACGCCCTTTCAACAAAATTCTGCAAAACTGCCGGATTCGACAAGCCAAAAAATGGAAAAAGCTGCTATGGAGAACCAACAGCAGCCTGTGTTATAACTATATTGTCAAAAAATTCCAAATAGAAAGGAAACACAAAATGAAAGAAACTGCAATCTGGAACCATGAACGTATGCCAATCATCGACGGAATGCCCGCCAGCATTACCGATGGGCAGCCACACACACCTGAACCATGGGAGGAAAGCTAATGAACCGAACTGTAGATGCTCTGATTGTCCCATACGCCCGCAGACGGACGCTGGAGCTTGTCCTGAGCCTTTCTGGGTACGAAGCTGATAAAGATGCTTACCTCGAAGCGAAAGGCATCCTAGAACGTGCCGTAGCCGCCTTAGACGATGGGCGCGACCCGGCAGATAACATCGAACGCATTGACGGACAGCTCGTAGAGCTGTGATTGGAGGAAAGATGGATAGGCGTTGTCCCTTTTGACTTGAACGCTCGTGGCTTCCCCGATGAAAAGTAACGGATGTGAAGAAAACGTTTGATTTTTGCAAAGTTGTTCAAATTGTATTGACTACACAACCAAAAGATGTATAATCATATCAAATGAACATTCGTATTTACTGATCGGGAGGATATGCCACAATGAGCGAACAAGAAAGAGCTAAGATTGACAGGTTTATCGCATGGCTGTTGGAACACCCTGATAAGATTCCGGCAGCGGAGCAAGCCTTAGGCCTAGAATAACAGAAAACCCCTTGCGCAGAGCTACACCAGCCCGGCACAAGGGGTTTTTATTTTACCGGGTCAGAACCATTTCTTTTTTCGGTTTCTACGGTAACGATATTTTCTGCTGTTGCCATATAGCACACGGTCATTGCCTTTTAACAAGGCCTGCATGAACCAAAAGCAAAAGGCGCAGCCGCACAACAAGTAATACACGGGCTTACCTCACATCTTCTCGATCAGGTTCATCAGCGCTTCACGCTGCGCTGTCGGCATAGATTCAAGCTTTTTTCTAATCCGTTCCACTGCTGCATCGACTTCACTTTGCGGCTGCTGGGGCGGGTTTTCTTTTTGTTCGCCAGTGAGAAGGTAGTCAACCGTAACATTGAAATACTGTGCCAGCTTAACGGCATTTTGGTTGGTCGGCTTTGCGTCGTTCCCTACACCTGCTTCGGTTCTCCAATAGCTATAAGCAGATTTCGGAACGCCAGCTTCAGTCAAAGCACGAGACGGCTTTACTCCCTTTTGCTCACATAGCCTTACGAAATTGTCAAAAAACACAAAACATACCTCCAGTGTTTGTACAAGATGACAAAGTTCTACCACTTGAACAAAAACACTTGAAAAGTTCTATTACTTGTGCTTTAATAGGGCTACCGAGTTCAATCGGTAGAACAAATTAAAGGCTTTGAACAAATAGAAGAACGTTCGATAATGTTTTTGCTTGACACCATAATATTATCATATTCTTTCAAAAAGTTCAAGCACTAGAACAAGAAAGGAGAAAAAATTTGCTTCCTAAGTGGACAGGCGATGTTGTGGGAACGCTTCACGTTAACAGCATCGAAATCAGAGAGCTTGCTGCAAAAATGGGATGCGCACCGGAATACTTGGGAAAAATCCTGAACGGTAAGCGTGAGCCTAAAAACGCGGAAGCTAAGGTGAAAGAAGCTCTGGAAGAGCTTTTGAAGGAAAGAAAGGGAAAATGAGCGACATTGTCTTATTTATGCAAAGCGGCGAGCCGGTAGCGTCTAGTCGCCAGATTGCAGAAAACTTTGAAAAGAATCACAATCACGTTCTCCGTGATATTGATTCGTTGAAAAAAGATGTGTCCAATTTTGGACAAATGTTCTTTGAAACCACAGCGCCGGACAGCTACGGCCGGGAACAGCGGGCTTATCTGATGAACCGTGACGGCTTTACACTGCTGGCTATGGGTTTTACCGGAAAGGCTGCTCTTGAGTGGAAGCTCAAGTACATTGCAGCGTTCAACGAAATGGAAAAGAAGTTGGCTGAACAGCCGAAGCTTACCCGCTCGCAACTTCTTGCAACCGCACTGATCGCAGCGCATGAAGAGCTGGAACAGAAGGACAAGCAGATTGAAACTATGAAGCCGAAAGCACTTTTTGCTGACGCAGTTTCAGCAAGCAAAAAATCAATTCTTGTTGGTGAGCTTGCAAAGTTGCTTTCGCAAAATGGAATTAACATCGGTCAGAACCGTTTGTTCGACTGGATGCGAAAAAACGGCTATCTCATTAAAGACCCAAAACGAAGTGACTACAACTTGCCTACGCAGCGTAGCATGGAGAAAGGCCTGTTTGAAATCAAAGAGACCACGATTCAGCACAGCGACCACGTTTCTATTAACAGAACACCGAAGGTCACTGGAAAAGGACAGGTCTACTTCGTTAACCTGTTTCTCAAGTCTGAAAAGCAAGAACATACCGCACCGTCTGGCTTTGAGCTGGAAGTGAAAATGAAGCTGTTGCAGCGAGGTATGAAGCAAACGGAGCTGATTCAGGCGGTTCAAAGCGATACTGGATTGTTCCTTGATGATTCGTACCTCTACAAGATTCTTCGTGGCGAGCGAAAGCCGGAGAAAATTATCCAGAGCATCTGCAAGATTCTTGAAATCGAGCAGAAGGAGGGCTGAACATGGAACAGATCATCACCTTGAAGGTAGACCTTGAATACCCAGAAGAAGCCAAGTTTGCCATTGACGCTGCGGCCAAGATCTACTCGGATTTCAAGCGTGAACAGGCGACAAGACGTTTTGTAGAAAATGGTTGTACGCCGGAAGATGCAAAGAAAATCGCAAAGTTCATCCAGTTTCTTGACCAGTGTTTTTCTGAACACAATGAAAGAGCCTTAAGAAAGGCAAGTGAAGTGGATGGAAATTAAATACTGTGAGCGGTGCGGCTGTCTTCTTGGAAAAGTTCTCAAAACCAAACGGTATTGCAAAGAATGTGCAATGTTGGTTAAAAAGGAAAACCAGGCAGCGCGACGCGCTCCATATGGCGTCGTTCCGTGCGAATGGTGCAAAAAGCCGATGCGTAAAGTATACGAACATCAAAAGTACCACCAGAAATGCGCGAACGCTGTAAAACGAAAACAGATCGCAGACTGGCGGAAAGAACACCCGGATTACATCAAAACACCTTCTCGTAAAGCCAGACCGGAAGGGAACCAGACGAAAGAAAAGCCTAAGCCGAAGTACACCATCAAACAGATGAACGATAAAGCAAAAGAGCTTGGAATAAGCTACGGCCATTACAGCACTTTGTTTGCGCAAGGAAAGGTAGACCCTCCTGATGAACGGTAAATACTACGGCCAGCGCGAAATCCGCTGGTACAACCGGGAGAAAGACCGGTTGGAACGCATCTAACGCAAGCGAAAGATGGAAAACGATGAAGAAAGCAATAAGCAGCTTCAACAAAAGCAGTCCGTGGCAGAATCGCTGGCAAAAGCGTGAACCTTTAAGACTGGAACATGTTAAGAAAGAAAAAGTGAACAAAAATGAAAAAAATCAAAGTCAGAATCACATTCATCGAAGCGGTGCTCGGCACTTGGCCTAGCAACCAGAACATCGCGCGAGAGTTCATCGCCAGCAAGTCTCCTGATGCAAACACCATCGAAGACGAAGTTGCCGCTCTGGGCGCTGATGCTGTGGCAGATAAGGGCATGACCGTGTTTCCTCGCAACGAAAACGGCGAACCCATCTTGTATGACTATCAGATTAAGGGCTTCTTCAAGGATTCCTGTGGTATGCTGGGTCGTATCGGCGGAAAAACCGAAACCGGCAAGAAGAAAGCTGTCAACGAGTCCGGCAAGCTGACGGCCTACAAGAAGGTCATTGATGGTCTGATTTTCGTTCAGCCCCGCATGATTCCCATTCATGTGAACGGTGAGATTACCGAGTGCCAGCGCCCTCTCCGAGCCCAGACGGCGCAGGGCGAGCGCGTCAGTCTTGCCAACAGCGAGCAGATTCCCGCTGGTTCGACCTGCGAGTTTGAAATCGTTCTTCTGGACGAATCTCACGAGAAGGTCGTGCGTGAGTGGCTGGACTACGGTGCTCTGCGTGGCATCGGCCAGTGGCGCAACAGCGGCAAAGGCCGTTATATCTACGAAATCCTCAATTAACCGCTATGGCAGGGTAAGGCTGTGCTGCACTCGGTGTGGAACGGCAACGGCATAGTGACGATTGGCTCAGAAATGCTAAGGCAACGCCTGAAGACGAAGCGACTTGAGCGGCAACGGCGATGCGCTGATTTGACGAGACCTGCAAAGGCATGGCGGAGCAAGGCTCAGACGAGCAATGGCATTGAATGGAAGAGTGATGCAAAGGCTATGGATGCAAGGCGTAGCTTTGATAAGCAATGGCAATGCAGAGCAAGGCAATGGCAAAGAATAGAAACGATAGGCTAAGGCATTGAGTAGCTAGGAGCAGAAAAGCAAAGGCAAGGCGATTCACCGAAAAGCAACGGCAAAGCATGGTATAGCCGTGATTTGCAATGGCGAAAACGAAAGGAGACAAGATGAAAGCATTTATTGAAGTTGCCCTGATGTGGGGCGTGGCACTGGCGGTGGTTTTGGCGGTATTTCTGCTGAACTTCTGGATGGTGCATCACATCGGTATTCTGATAGGCGCATCAGCTGCCCGTGGAATCATCACGGTATCTGTGGCAATGGCTACGGCATGGATACTGAGTTTTGGAGGTAATAAGAGTGAAAAGCCTGAAAGCTAATGTTCTTTGCACGCTTGGAATTGCGTTAGCAATCTTTTCGGTAGGATGTGGCGATGCAATTCAGAAAAGCCAAAGCGTGGTAGCAATGTTTGGATACGTTTTCCTTTCGTGCAGCTTCCTCGCCGCAGCACTCGTCTTGTGTGCCATTGGGGTCAGCTCTGAAAATGAACGTATTGAACAGGAAAATCGCAAAGTAAAACGCATTCCTCACCACACCAGCGAGTGGAGGGATGCACAGTGAAATGCCCGATGTGCGGCAGTGACAACATCACAACGGTTGATAGCCGGCCTGACCACGATAGCATCGTTCGCAGAAAAAAGTGCCTTGTATGTAACTACCGGTGGTCTACCATCGAAATTGACAAAGACCAGTGGCACAGTGCGTTGCAAATCAAAGAGGAACGCAAGAGAGGGAGACCCAAAGATGATTAACCTTGACAGATTCGGTGGCGTGACAGAGCCGGATGATGGCGTGTATTTCCTAACCCGTGAGCAGGAAGCAGAAGCCAAAGAAGCTGACCGGCTGGCTGAGATCGAGGACTTGCAGTCTGAGATTGAGGGCAGGGAAGCAGAGCTGAAAGACCTCCGTGCACAGTTGGCAGACCTGATGGCTGGTTGATTTTATATAGCCAAGTTAAGCCGAAGTAAGAACAATGAAGCCTAATGAAGCCAAAGAAAGGAAACGTATGGACAACAGCAAAATCCATGAAGCTCTGATGGCTGTTCAGTCAGAGCTGAAAGCCCCCAAAGGGCAGATGAACAAATTTGGCGGTTACAAGTACCGTTCCTGTGAGGACATCCTCGAAGCGGTCAAGCCAATCTTGAAAGCACATAGCCTTGTGCTACGGCTTTCCGACAAGCCTGTTATTGTTGACAGTTGGCACTACATCGAAGCCACCGCAACAGTTGAATCGCAGGATGGTGCCACCTACACGGTAACTGCATACGCTCGTGAGCCTGAGTTTAAGAAGGGCATGGACGATTCGCAGATTACCGGCACTGCAAGCAGCTACGCCAGAAAGTACGCTCTGAACGGTTTGTTTTGCATTGACGATACGAAGGACGCTGACACGGACGAGTACCAGAAGCAGACTACAAGCAGGTCAAACAAGCCTGAGCAGAAGCAAACGGAAGCGGAAACCATCCCCCATGCGCTTGCTGCGGAAAGCAGTTGCAGCCTATTCAGTACAACAACCGCACAGTCACTCCGCTGGAAACTGCAAGAAGCACGAAAAAACGCTTTGGGCGCGTCCTGTGTTGGGACTGTGCACAGAAACAGCCGAAGGAGGGCTAAACAATGCTCAACTCTATCGCAATTCAGGGGCGTCTGGTTCACACGCCTGAAGCTAAGGTCACGAAGTCTGGCAAGGATGTTTGCACGTTCAGCATTGCTTGTGACCGTCAGAGTGGCGGTCAGAAGGAAACCGACTTCTTCAACTGCACCGCATTTGGTAATACGGCACTGTTCGTTTCCAAGTGGTTCCAGAAGGGTAGCCTAATTCTGGTGACTGGCAGCATCCAGACCCGGAAATATATCGACAAGCAGGGAAACAACCGCACCGCAACAGAAATTATGGCGAACAAGGTTGACTTCTGCGGTGGCAAGTCTGACAGCAAACCCGCCGATCGGGCGCAGGATGCACCACAGAACTATTCTCAGGGTAACGCAGACGACTTCTCTGTGATTGACGATTCATCGGATTTGCCCTTTTAGGGCATAACCCCTGACCGCCTACCTTATATAAAAGCTGCGCCATCTGGCTGGACGGGCGTTTGGAAATATGAAAGTGTTGATTGCCTGCGAGGAATCGCAAGAAGTGTGCAAAGCGTTTCGCGCAAAAGGCCACGAAGCCTATTCCTGCGACCTGATTGAGCCGTCCGGCGGACATCCAGAATGGCATATTCTCGGTGACTGCCTAAAGGCTATCGAGGGAGGCCAGGTCGTGACCATGGACGGAACCGTGCATGACGTGCCCCGCTGGGACATGATTATAGCATTTGTCCCCTGCACAAAGACGAGCAACGCGGGAGCAAGACACCTGTACAAGGGAGGAAAGCTCAATCTTTCCCGGTATTATGAGGGATTGTGCGGCAAGGCGCTTTTTCTTGCCGTGTGGGCGGCAGATTGCGAAAAAGTGGTGATTGAGAATCCTACCCCCAGCAAGATTTTTGATTACCCAAAGCCTACGCAGGCAATCCAGCCCTACGAGTACGGACATCCTTACAGCAAGAAAACGCTACTGTGGGAACGCGGTGTACCGCCGCTGCACCCGACAAACATCGTAGAACCTACCGCGACATGGTGCCCGTCTGGTTCCTACTCGCACAAGCATAGTGAACAGCACAAGGGCATGTTTACCACTGACCGCGCAAAGAGCCGTGCAAAAACTTTTCCGGGCGTTGCAAAAGCTATGGCAGATACTTGGGGGTGAATTGGAATGATTACCTGTTGTCTCAACTGCACATCACGCCACCAAGCTTGCCGCGACACTTGCGAGAAGTACAAGGCAGAGAAGAAAGACTTCGAGGAACGCAAGGCATTCGTGTATGAGCTGAACCACAGCCAGAGCGTGTACCACCGTGATTATGAGGACAAGCACCGGGAACGTAACAAGAAGCGTTTTCTCGGGAGTGAATTTAGAGGTGAACAAGGATGAGCAAGGCAGTGCTTATTAGCATCAGACCTGACTGGTGCAAGAAGATTCTCCGCCGTGAGAAGACCGTTGAGGTGCGTAAGACCAGACCGAAGCTGGAAACTCCGTTCAAGGTTTATATCTACTGCACGAAAACCGCTGAAGGATGGTTACGGACTGCTCCTGTTCAAGGTTTGCAGCGAATGGATGGGTTGGTTATTGGTGAATTCATCTGCTACGAGATAGACACTATTCGGCGGATGGGAATCGACAATAATTTTGATTATTGCTATCTATCTCTCAACGAATTCGGAAACGATGACATAGCGATAGAGATACGGGATATCAAAAAATCCCGCATTCCAAAGTCCGAACTGAACTCCTATGCAAAATCTGCGCCAGAGCTGTTTGCATGGCATATCTCTGACATGAAGGTTTACGATGCGCCCAGAAGCCTTGACGAGTTTTCGAGATTTGGTTTTTGGGGAATAAACGGAACCGGAGTTTGCGGAAATTATTGTTGCGAAAATTACGAACCGCCCGACAGTTGTATGACACCTCCGACTTGCAAAATCAACGGATGTTCCGTTTACCGCCCGCCTCAAAGCTGGTGCTATGTCGAGGATTTTTGCGAATGAACACCGGCAAGCAGTTTGAAGCAGACTTCAAGGCATCCGTCCCATCCGATGCGTGGTGCTACCGCCTAAAAGACAGTGCTGCCACCTACTACGGCGGCAACGAGAACCTGTCGTTTTCCATCGACAACATCTGCGATTTCCTTGTGTACCGATACCCGATGAACCACCTGTTTGAGCTGAAAACCATCGAAACGCCCTCTATCCCTCTAGAAAAGGTGTTCGGCAAGTACGACAAGGAAAAGTGCAAATACCGCAAGGAAAAGCACATCACTGACATGGTGGACGCAATGGGATATGGCGGTCAGACCGCCCATGTGATAGTCAATTACAGGTCGGTCAACCGCACATTTGCAATCCCCACCAGCAAGGTTCTGGCGTTTCGTTACAACGAGAGCCGGAAGAGCATCCCTTGGCAGTGGGCAGAGCAAGAGGGGATAGAGGTCAAAGCAAAAAGGCTGCGTGTCCATTGGCGGTATGACGTGGATGGTCTGCTAAAGAGATTGGAGAAAGAGAATGAGCATGAAATGTGACCGCTGCGGAGAAGTGTTTAATCCTGAACCGCCCGATGAGATGGGAAGGCATAAGCCCAATGCCGTGATTCTGGTTGACAAGAACGTGCATGACGCATGGGACTACTGGAGTTGCGAATGCTATGATGAACCGTTTCTTTGCCCCTCTTGCATGGCAAAGCTGAACGACTGGCTGAAAGGAGAGCAGAAGTGAGCGGCCGGATGAATAAATTTGGAAACTGCCCGCTGTGCGGAAAACAGGTAAAGTCAACCAACCTCCGCAAAATCGCACGGCAGAACCAGTTGTATGGCTTTCGCATGGCTCTGGATGGCATCGCCGCCACATGGGGCGCACTGATTCAGAACCTTCGGTGCGATGCAGACCTGACCGATGAACAGGTGCAGAAAATTATCCGCATTGGTGATAGGTACTGGGAGATGGTCGGCAACTTCAAAGAAGAGGACATGACCCCTGACGAGTTTGCGGATTACATCACTGCAAAGTCAGAACAGGTCGAAAAAGAGCTGAGGGAAAGGTGGAGCTAATGGACAAGGAACAGCTTGCAATCGCACGGTTGCAGGACGCTACAAGGCTTTCAGAGCATCGGTACGATTTGATGGAGGATAACAATGTTTGAATTTGTAACCCGCTGGCTGGTCTGCTTAGTCTTGCTGGCGGTAGTAGTTAAGTCTGAACGGACAATCAAGGACATGTCGAACAACCTGTTTGAGGAACGGCAAGCAATGCTCGTCTGGGCGTTCGTCAACGTGTGTCTGGTTGCTTGTACGGCTGTTGCGATGGGGTGGAAGTAAGTATGGAAATTAAATCAATAAATGATATTCCAATGCCGTTTAGCGACATTGATGTTGCGGAAGCGTTTTATCATCATTCGGAACTTTACATGAAAACAGAGAATGTTTCAACTACGGTAGCAAGCGGAAATTTTACTACGCTGGTTTATAACGCTGTAAATTTGAAAAACGGTTCGTTCAAAAGTTTTGTCGGTTCAGAAAACGTTCAAAGGGCTAAGGTACATATTGAGAGAGAGTAACCAATGGAAAATGAATTTTACTGCCCGATGAAGATGACCAGCAATCCGCTTGGTCGGTGCGTATGCGAGAAAGAAAAGTGCGCTTGGTGGCGGCAGCGGGACAACTGCTGCTCCGTCTGGCGGATTGCAACCACGCTGGATAAAATCGAAACGAAAATGAAGAGGTGAGAGTGATGAGACTTGTTGACACAGAGGATGTCATTGATGCATTGGGGAACATGGAAGAAGCCATCGATTTAAGAGAAGCCGAAGAATGGATTGATACGGTTCCAACCGCTATGCAGTTATGGACAAGCGTAAAAGACGCACAACCTAGTGAAAATGGGGTTTATTTTGTTGTTTACGATTTTTGGTATTGGCGCAACTGTATTGGAACAATGAAGTTCAAAGATGGGAAATGGTTTGATGACGGACACCCGGTCAAGTTTTGGATGCCAATTCCTAGAATTCCTAAAGAGGATGAATAATGAACGAACTTAACGAAAAGTACGAAATTATTTACACAGACCCGCCGTGGCCGCAGAAAAAAGGAAACGTCAGAAAATGCAGGCCAAATCAAGGAAAAGAACTTGATTATCAAACTCTTTCGCTTGATGATTGCTTTTCCATTCAAGACGTTTTCTTTGAAAACACAGCAGACCGCCACAATGTGTTTATGTGGTGCATTGACAAGTTTTTGATGGAAGCGGAACGGCAAATGGCAAAGCGTGGCTACAAGCTCCATGCGAGAATGGTTTGGGATAAAGAAAACGGCGTTGCTCCTGCTTTTACGGTTCGGTTCTCACACGAATATCTTTTGTGGTTCTACAAGCCCGGAAAAATGCTGATGCCAAGAAAAGAAACGAGAGGTAAATACACAACGATACTTCGAGAATCCGCTACATATCACAGCCATAAACCGCAATGCGCCTATAAAATGTTAGAGGATATGTTTCCAACAGCTAAAAAGATTGAACTATTTGCAAGAAACCATCGTGATGGATGGGACGCTTTCGGAAACCAAATTGAGGAGGTCTGACACATGGCAACACCCCCGAAGCGTGGTCGTGGCAGACCGCCGCTGACCGAAGCTGAAAAGAAAAAGCGTGAGAAGCGGGCGCAAAAGGCGAAAGAAGAAGCCGCTGCGAAGCGCGAGAAAGAGCGTGAGAAGAAGAAACAACAAATGCTTAACAAGCGAAAATCTATCCGCTCACAGGTGAGTAAAAAGGTGAAAGAACAGCAGGAGTTAGCAATCACGAGGTCTAAGATGCTGAACACAGGCGATTTGCAGTCGAGAATCGGTGATGAAGAGGACAAAAAGGTCATCGGAATGATCGCAGCCAAGTATTTTGGGGACCTTCCGAGCGTGGACATGAACAACCCGATTGAAGTGCAGCAACGTCTTGACTTCTTCTTTGACGCTTGCATCGAAGCCAGAATTTCCCCTGTGGTGGAATGGATTGCACTGGTTCTGGGCATCGAATGGGTGAGCCTGAAACAGATTATGGCGGGCAAACGCCGTGACGACAGCTTGCAGCAGAAGTACATCCTGAAGCTGATTCTGCAAATGCAGTCCATGTGGGCGTACAACGGTATGTACGGTCAGGAGAACCCGGCAGAGTGGATTTTTCGAGCCAAAAACTACTTTGGTATGCGAGACAACGTGGAAGTCACCGTTGCTCCGCCTGAACAGCCGTTGGGCGATGCCCAGAGCGCAGAGCAGCTCGCACAGAAGTACCAGACGCTTTGCCGAAGGAGATTGAAGTGGAGTACAGAGAGGTGGAAGAACATGACTAACGGCGATTTCATTCGCTCCATGACGGATGATGACATCAGGGAAAACCTGACACCGGGCATCTGCGAACTTATCAAGCATCGAGACCCGGAGCGTTGCCAAAACCGAGAGCATTGTTTTCATTGCGTCAAGGACTGGCTGAAAGAGAAAAACAAAATCATGGTGAGGGCTGACAAATGGGAAAACTGATTGATTTTTCCGACCCATGCCTGCTCACGTTCCTGCCTGTCCTCTTGCAAGACCACACGACAGGCAAGAACATCATTTGGGCGACAGACCCGCCGCCTGAGCTTGGCGTTGGCTTTGCGGATGAAATCACGCTGGAACAGCTGGACAAGGTTCAACTTGTTCCTCGTGTGCAGAAACGGCTTGCAGACCAAAAGAAGCGCACCAGCAAGAAAGCAGAGGTGTTTACTCCTACATGGGTTTGCAAGAAGATGGCAGACGTTGCCGAAAACGACCTGAAGGGCGAGGACTGGAAGGAGTATATCAACAAGACTTGTCTTGAAGTAACCTGTGGAGAAGCGCCGTTCCTTACAAGCAGGTACGACACCACCACAGGGCGGATGATTTCTGTGCCGGACAGAATCGGTCTGCTGGATAGGAAGCTAAATGTTCTGGCAGAGCAGTTCCATGACTACGATATGTGGATGTGCTGGGCAATTAGCGCCTACATGTCGACATACGGCTATGAGTGGCAGGGAGACAATCTCTTGCTGGCAAGGTGCAACCTGTTCCTGACGCTGGTTGAAAATTTTAGGTATCGGTTTGATGCAAAACGGCTTGAAATAGGTTTTATGCCTTTGTTTCTTGATTGCATTGCAGAAACAATCTCATGGAACATCTGGCAGATGGACGGTCTGAAAAAGACCGTTCCCGGCACGGAAATTCCGTGCAAAATCAAAGACTGGAAAGCCGACAAAGAAATCCTGTTCAAGGATGTTGGGGAGGATGAATAATGCAAACTGACAGAGGAATCTACCACAAGCGAGTATGCGACCGCTGCGGAGTGGTACAGGGCGGTAGAATGATGAATCCTGACGAATACTTCAAAGACTGGGCGTGGCGCAGGGACACAGGCGACCTGTGCCCGGAGTGCTATGAGGAGTATAAGCGAGTGATCGGACGGTTTAATGCCAACAGAAGGAGGAAAAAATGAGAATTAACGGGATGATGTTTGTTTGCAACAGATGCGGAAAACAAACGTTCGCAGAACGGTATAACGATGGCGAGTTCGATTGGAAAGCGTTACAAGGTTGGGAAACCGGATTGGGAAGTTTTTTCAACGTTGGAGAACTGTGCCCTGAATGCCGTGAAGAATACGGAAAACTGATGCAAAAATTCATGGGGGATAAAAAATGAATTTCTATTGCACCACAGAGCATTGCTCTTGCATGGGCATCAAGCAGTTCTCTGCTGGCAAGGCTATCCGCTGCACGGCAGAATCCTGTGAAAACAAATCTGAGCCGTCCTGTGGCTATTGCAAATGGTACGCAGAGCCGGAGGGCGTGTGCGTGAACGACCAGTCAGAATACGTTGCAGACTTCATGTGGGATGAACGTGGATGCAAGGAATGGGAGAAGAAAGATGAGCGAAAGTAATGTAATCAGGCTGGGCAATGGCATTCTACTGGACAGCAAAGGGAAACTTTTATGCCAAACTGTGGACAAGTCCTGCTCCACCTGTAAATGGCACGACAGATTCTCGTGGGTCTGTTACAACGGTCTGTCTGAGTGCCGGGCTGATTTTACAGACCCGGACGATGTGTGCAAAGAATGGGAGATGAGAAAATGAGCTACGATATTTCGCTATGCGACCCAGTAACGCACAAACCGCTCAAAGCGGATAGTACGCATTTTATCGCTGGTGGTATGCGCGCTATGGGCGGTACAAAAGAACTGTGGCTTAACGTCACTTATAACTACAGTCGGTTCTATTATCGCCCAGAAGTATTCGGCGAGGGAGGCATCCGCTCCATCTATGGCAAAACAGGCGCAGAGAGCATCCCGATGCTTGAAAAGGCTATTTCTGCACTAGGTGACGATGTAGACGATAGCGACTACTGGAACGCCACAGAGGGCAACGCCAAACGTGCCCTATACGGTTTGCTTGCGTTTGCAAAAATGCGCCCGGATGGTGTGTGGGAGGGCGATTGAATGAATAACACGATATGGCATCTGGCAAGCGAACCACCACGAGAGCGGACGCAGCCTTTGTTGCTTGCAACCAAGAAAACGTGGCGTGATAAAGATGGAAAAATGTTGCAAGGAATCTCGCCGACAGCGTACTTTCTTGGCTGTTACGCAAACGGTCAGTTCTGGGATGAGATAGGCGAGAGACTGCCGAAAAATGTGACGGTGACGCATTGGATGGCGTTTCCGATGGTATAGGAGGGCTAAACATGACGAACAAGAAGTTTGGCATCATCGTTATGGACTTGAGCCTTTTCGACTTTGGGCCGAAGCCGCCTTGTGGATACATTAAGGCGAAGCATATCCGCCCAGTGTACGGCAAAGGCACAAGGCCTATCAAGGCACATAAGCGAATCACGAGAACAAGAGAGGGATTTAAGAAATGACGCTTGACGAAAAAATTGTGGTGTCCGCTTACACTGGATATTTGATGTGTGACTTCAACGAAGTTCACAGGTACATTGAAAACCTGCTAGGCAGACCTGTATTTACACATGAGCTTGCGCTCGGCATGATTCAGGATGAAATCAAGGAGAAATCCAAAGATGATTTTCTGAAAATTTGTGCGGACAAGGAAGTCCGTCTTGGCTTGAAGAAAGGGTAAAAAATGGAAGAACTCAAAAGATGCCCGTTCTGCGGCGGAGAAGTTGCTATTGCCGAAACAAGTGACTGTTTGGCAAGATGGATGTTTATAGCAGGGAGAAACGACAGGAATGGATGCAAGTGTCGGGTATTCATGGAGAGCAAGCCATACAGCTTTGGTTATTCCGTAACCAAGAAAGAAAAGATTAAAAAAGACCTTATCGAAGCATGGAACAAACGCTACAAAGAGGATTAAGTATGGAGCAGGAACACAAGCCGAGAACATCAATGATTCTTCTGCTAGAACACGTCCATGCGATGGACGAGCTTACGAATGAGGAATTTGGAGCATTCATCCGCAACTACGCGCAGTATGTTGAGACTGGACTTGAGCCAGCATACGACAACGACCGTGCTATGCGGATGCTCTGGAAAGTCGTTAAGGCGTTTGATGATATGAACGTGCAGAAGATGGAAGAACGTGATAGACGTAGACGAGAAGCAAACAAGAAAAACATAAACAAGCGTTGGAACGATAAAAAATACGAAAGCATACCAATGGTATCACAGGATACGAATGGTATAAATGGTATACCAAACATACCAACTGATACGAATGGTAGCTTATCTGTATCTGATTCTGTATCTGAATCTGATAAAAAAGAAAAATGTGAAAAGAAAAATACCAATGAAGTCAAACGCTTCAAGGCACCGACTGTCGAGCAAGCTAGAGAATACTTTGCCGATAAGGGCTACATGGAATCAGAAGCAGAGCGGTTTGTTGACCACTTCACGGCAAATGGTTGGAAGGTCGGTAAATCTCCTATGAAGGACTGGAAAGCTGCTGCACGGAACTGGATGCGTAACGTGAAGGACTGGAATGGTGGCTATCAGCAGACAATGGCTGAATTGCCTGACGAGGGAGACTTTCTGCGGTGAATATTGAAAATCAGACCCAATACATCCTGCTGGGGGCAGTCCTCACGTTCTCGGAATACGCCGATGTGCTACAAGACCTTAAAATCGACGATTTCTGCCCTGAACTGCGTGATACATTCGCTGCCATTCGTGGTTATTGGGAACACAGTGACAAATGGAACCCGGTAGAAGTCATGGGGCGGTACGATAACTGCAAGAAAGCAATGGGTGAATGTCTGGATGCCTTCGGCGCAGAGTTCATCCGAAACGTCACCATGATATGATGCTTGGATGGGCTGGAATCGTCAAGGAACAGGCAGCGTTGTCCAGAGCCAGAGAGATTGCGTTCAAAATCGTTGATGGCTCGACCAGATACGCAGACCTGACGGGCATTTATGAGCAGTTAGGCGAAGCTATTAACCTGCACAACGAGAGAAGTGATTTTATTCCGATGTGCGATGGTATAGACAGCTACATCCGCAGACTGGATGATAAGCCGGAGTATATTAGCACAGGGCTTAAAGTGCTGGATAACAACTTGCATCTTGTGCTGGGCAATTTCGTTGTGATCGGTGGCAGACCGTCTGCTGGTAAGACTGCTCTATCCCTGCAACTTGCCTGTGAAATAGCCAAAAACGGACGTAAGGTGGCATATTTCAGCCTAGAGACAGACCCAGACACACTCTACTCTCGTATTATCGCAAACCAGCTAGGTGTACCGCTGCACACGGTTAAAAACAAGACCGTCAGCATTGACGAACTTGACCGACTGGCAGCCATCAAGAAATATCCGCTATTCGTCCGCTCTGCCGCTGGTAAGAGTGTTGGATGGATTAGAACGCAGTCCATCAGGATGCAAGCCAAAGTGGTTTTCATCGACTATTTGCAGCTTATCCATCAAGCCGGAGCGAAAGACCGATACAGTGCCGTCACGGAGATTAGTATAGCGCTGCATGAGTTTGCACAGTCCACGGGAACACTGGTGGTAGCACTTGCACAGCTCAATCGAGAGACCGCAAGAGCAGGCATCCCACCGACTGCCGCAGACTTGCGAGAATCCGGGCAAATCGAGCAGGACGCAGATGCTATTATCCTGCTGGCACAGAAAGTGAAAACGCAAAAGAGACCAGAAGAGCACTATCACTTTGCGCTTGAGAAGAACAAAGAGGGCAACGTGGGGTCACTGGACATCACGTTCCAGATGGAGACGCAGCAGTTCAAAGAATGCGTGTGGATGTAACGAGAGGAGAATAAATATGAAATACCGCAAGAAGCCAGTTGTTATCGAAGCATTCAAGCTCAATGCACGAGGACTTGTTGGAGAAGATTGGTTCTGGGATGCAGTAAGTAGCAATGATATTATCACGCATGATTTCGGAAAGTTTTACGATGACCCTGCGTGGTGCGAGATTAAAACGCTTGAAGGGACTATGATTGCGAGAACAGGCGATTATATCATTCGTGGCGTAAATGGCGAAATCTACCCGTGTAAACCTGACATTTTCGAGAAAACATACGAAGCGATTGAGTGATAGTAGCCTAGCATCGCTTCTGCGCTCATATCGTCACAGTAGAATAGGCAAGAAAAACAGATAACAGGGTCTGGACGATAAAGTTACCGTCTGAACCCAGCAAATATTTTTCGCTACACAAAATACAGGAGAAATATGAAAATTGGATTGATTGACGTAGATGGGCACAACTTCCCAAACCTTGCATTGATGCGGATTTCAAGCTATCACAAGGCAAAAGGGGATGAAGTAGAATGGTGGTGGAGTGATTTTATCCACTATGACATTGTGTACATGAGTAAGATTTTTTCAGACGTGTACAGCCCTGACGTGCCAGAGCCATTGAACGCTGACAAGGTGATTAAAGGCGGCACAGGATACGCAATCCGCACGGTGGACGGCAAAGAAATGTTCGATAAATCGAAAGACGTTGATTTACCGCCTGAAATCGAGAAGTCTTTCCCCGATTACAGCATTTACCCACAGTTCCCGTTTGCAGTCAGCATGACAAGCCGGGGATGCCCAAGAGGGTGTTCTTTCTGCCATGTTGCAGCAAAAGAGGAAGATGTGCCATAAAAGTGGCAGATGTAAGCGACTTTTGGTGTGGTCAGGACAAAATCAAAGTTTTAGACCCAAACATCACAGCTTGCAAAGACAAACGTGACCTTATGCAGCAGTACATTGATACCCACGCAAAAATTGACTTCACGCAAGGTCTGGACATTCGCTTGTTGAATCAAGCAGACATTGAGGACATCAACAAAATGCGGATTGGTACGCTACATTTTGCATGGGATAACCCTAATGATGATTTGAAAGGCAAGTTTGAGGACTTTGCAAAGGGATTTTGGCGAAAGTCAAACATTGGCATGGTTTACTGCCTAACGAACTTTAACAGCACGTTAGAACAAGACCTGTATCGCATCTACACACTTCGTGATCTGGGCTACGACCCCTATGTGATGATTTACAACAAGCCATCCGCACCGAAAGAGATTAGGCACTTGCAGAGATGGTGTAACAACAAAATTATCTTCAAGTCGGTAAAACGGTTTGAGGACTATATGGCGTAAAGGAGAACAACTATGAAAAAGATTTTGACCGTATTCGTATCCGCTCTGGCTGGCATTATACTGATGACTGGATGCAACAAACAGGTGATAGACCTGACGTATAGCTACTCATGGGCACAGCTGAAAATGCCTGATGGAACGATTGTCGAGGGGAGATTGGAAAGTTGGGACGATTATGAGGGCGACCAGCTTCAAGTAAAGATTGACGGCGTGACCTATCTGATTCATTCGTCCAACGTGGTCTTGAGACATTGAAAGCGAATACAGAATCTGAGCGCATGGGCTGTCAGCAATGGCAGCCTTTTGCATATACGCGCAAAGAAGCCCTACAAACGCTTTTAGCGTCAGATGGCAAACTTTATCGACAGAATGCAGAAAACGTCTTTGGCACGGCTCTGCGGGGCTGTAAGCGCATTGTAGAGGTCTACGACTATTGCAGGAGGAGAAAATGCAGTACATAACAGTGAACATTGTGCGCCCCCGATATAAAATCTACCCACGATTTCTTGATAAGATGAGCATTAGCGCAAATGCGAAGGTAATCTATGTAGACCTTCTTGATCGTTCGTTCACGTCAAGACATAACGG